CTGGAACAAAAGGAACTATCACATGGGGTGACAGCTATGTATATGTTTGTACTGATACTGATGAATGGAAGAGGGCGGCCTTAGTTACTTGGTAGATATATATTTATGGTAGGAGGTCTTCTTCCAATCTTTCTCTTTTTCATTAAATCTTTTGAAGACTCTCCTACCACCTTCTATTTGAGCGAATTATTATGGACTCTGAGAGTATTACAAGATTAGTTGACACTACAAGATTAATTGAATTGTGGATGAATAATCTATGTGAGAGAAATATAGATAGAATTGTTGAATTCTATCATAAGAACGCAATTTTGGTTCCAACTCTCAGTAAAGAAATTCGGCAAGGAACTCGTGAGATAACAGATTACTTCATAGATTTTGTTGGCAACCATCCGAATCTGTGTGGCGAAGTAATATTTGAGCTTTGCCAAGAAATAAAATCTAAAGGGATAGTTATATCAGGGATCTATAATTTTACCTGGGGTGACGATGAGCAAGAAGAATTAACGGCTCGTTTCACCTATGTTTTTACCTTAGACAATGATAGTAATTGGAAGATTTTAACTCATCATTCTTCTGCAATGCCAGAAGCCAAACCTGTGCTTGGATATTGATATGCTAAATCTTTTATTTTTATGTATGTTTCAATTCTCTTGTAGTCATCCCGTAGATCCCGTAGAGACTGTAGATCTCGTAGAGATTATATCTATTACAGAAGAAGTGCCACAGCATAAGGTATCATTCCAAAACAAGTGCAAAGAGTCAATATGGATTGGCTCTGTAGGTGGAACGGGACATACGTCCCTTGGTAATGGTGGATGGAAAATGGAAGCAGGGTCTTCTTCTTCTATGACGGTTCCACAAGGATGGTCAGGGCGTATATGGCCCAGAACCAATTGTAGTTTTAATGATAAAGGGCATTGCCCAACAGAGGGAGTAGATTGTTGTTCGTCTGGATCTTGTCTCGAATCCGATAATAAAACCTTTGGTCTTGAATGTGCTTATTCAGGTAAGCCGCCAACATCTTTAATTGAGATGACTTTCGACGCTCCTAGTGGCAATGGCCCATATGATACTTATGATGTTTCATTTGTAGATGGATGGTCTGTACCCGTATCCATGAACCCAAATCAAGGAACGTTTAATATTGACCCAGATAAAGGGCTTGAAGCTCCATGGTGCAAAGAAAATGGTTGTTTAGAAACCCTTTCTTGTCCAGAAGAGTACGCAGTTAAAGATTCGCCAAACTCTTGTTGGAGCCCATGCCAACACGCAGTAAACACTAATCAACCAAAAGAAGAGCAGTCAAGGCTATGTTGCGCTTGTACTATGGACCCACCGCCAAAAGGAGAGAAGGCATGTACTTGTCCTGATGCTTGTTGCGAAGGCGGGTTTGGATGCACACCGTATCATACCCCTTCTTATAGCGAAAGCATGACTTGCGACCCATGGAGTACCGATTCCAACAGAGGTTGGGATCGAATGGCATTAACGTATATACATAGTGTAAAGTCTTCTTGCCCAGAAGTGTACTCATGGCAATTTGACGATAAAGCAGCAACATTCCAATGCCGTAAAACTGACGGTATAGTTGATTATACTATAGAATTCTGTCCCTAATTCTATGTTCCAAAAACCGAATTATACTGCTGTGAACACCTGATAAATGTAGTGCATTTGCTAAGATCTTTTAATCTTTTTGCTCCTACATAAGTACATGTTGATCTTAAACCGCCTAGAATATCTAGAATTGTAGACTCAACTTCTCCTTTATATGGGATTCTTACAAGTCTTCCTTCACTTGCTTTATAAGCTGCGATTCCTCCATGATGAGTATTCATGGCTTTATTTGAACTCATCCCATAAAACTCTATGAATTTTTTCTTTTCATATATAGGATTTAGTATTTCTCCATCTTCACTAACAGAATAGGAATTTGTTTTATAGGCTATTTCTGTTACTTCTCCCAACCCTTCATTATGTCCCGCTAACATACCCCCTAACATTACGAAGTCTGCACCAGCAGCAAAGGCTTTAGCTACATCACCAGCGCACACACAGCCTCCATCTGCGATAATATGACCACCCAATCCGTGAGCAGCATCCGAACACTCTATTACCGCACTTAGTTGTGGAAAGCCTACTCCTGTCTTAATTCGGGTAGTACATACTGATCCTGGTCCTATTCCAACTTTTATTATATCTGCACCAGCCAGAAGTAATTCTTGTGTCATATCGGCAGTAACAACATTGCCAGCGATTATTATTATATCAGGAAAAGTCTTTCTTACGTTTTTTACAAAATCTACAAAATGTTCAGAATAACCATTTGCAATATCTAGACATACCCATTTTAAATCTAAGCATCCTATTATGTCTTTTGTTTTTTGCCATTCTGACTCTTTTGTTCCACTACTAATAGCGAGTAAGTTTTTATTTAATTCGTATTTTGAAGAAGAAGTATGACGCGAGTATGAGTCTAACCAATCATCTTTTGAATAATGTTTTACTGTACAAGTAAATATTTGATGTTGTTGAAGCGCATAGTGCATTTCAAATGTTCCTACTCCGTCCATATTTGCCGACATAATAGGAATTCCACACCAAGATTTGTTGGAATTTAAAAACTTATATTCTCGTTTTAATTCTACTTCTTTTCTTGACTTTAGTCTGCTTCTTTTAGGTCTTATTAAAACGTCTTTATAGTCTAATTTAAGATCTTCTATTATTCTCATAGATTTTGGTATCTTTGTAAATTAAGCATCCAATAGGAATTAAATCCCACTTGTTCTATAAATGGATTTCCTGTCACTAGAAACTTAACGCTTGTTTGTTGTAATGTTATTATATCTCCTTCTGTTGGTTCAAAAACCTCAGTAAAAGGAAGAAGCGCAGTAGCCTTTTCTACTGGATTAGAACCGCTTTGTGGAACTAATAGATTTTCTGATCCTCTATTCACCCTCAAAGGGTAACCAGATACAATAGATTTGGAAGAAGAAATAGAACCACCATCTGCTCCTATATATTTAGCAGTAAAAGTTCCAGCACCTATAAGCATAGAACTATCAAATAGAAATTCTGTTATAGAAGAAAATAATTTTACTCCACCAGCAACAGTATTGAGACTAATATTGATAACTTCACTTTGTGGAGTACCAGATAAAGTTCCTGTAATGGTTATTTGCCCTGTTTTTATTGCAGAAAAAATAAAATTTACTGAACAGTTAATGTCGGGAGTAGCAGTAGGAACTATTGTTATTGGTGATGCAATAGTTTCATTTTCTATTATTAGATTTGTTCTTCTTGAAATATCAACTAATGATTGGCAAAGACTTATTAGCATTTATTCCTCATCTTCCTCTTTAGTTTTAGCTGCTTCACTAGGTTTTTTGGGAATAACTAATGTTACTGGTTTTGATATTGGTATTACTTCTGATCTTACTTTTGGAATTGTAGAAGCTTTTGGAATTGTAGAAGCTTTAATATCATCATATTTTAATGGTTTCGCTACAAACACAGAGGTTTTTAGAATTGATTCTGTTATTTTAGTAGTAGAATTTATTAGTTGTGCTTTTTGAGTCGAAATAATACCAGAAGCAGTTGCTTCTGAGTGTTTAATAATAATAATTGCTTGATTTCTATGCAATGAAGCTTTTAGAGGTGAATTATGAAAATACAAATCATCTTTATTGTTTGTATAAGTAATATATTCACTGTTTTTATGTGAGTCACTTAATTCTAATCCGAATATTGGCTGGTTTTCAGAATGGTTTTTCCCAACAGTAATAACTGAAGCTGTTCTGATCTTTTCAGTTTTTTTACTATTCTCAATAACAAAAATCGCTCTAAGGCTTTCGTTTCGTGGGTTTCCAAGAATCCCATAGAACGAATCTAAATCATCAAGTGAATACAAATATATTGTTCTAGATGGTCGCATTAAAATTCCAATTTTTTAGTCTTCTGAAAATTCTTCATCTTCGATATGATAACATATTTCACTAACTATGTCTCTGGTGGCATCTACAGCAATAACTGGAAAGTCACCATGTACTTTTAAAGTAATTTTAGGTACAATTTCATCACAATTTCTTTCTAAACAGGTTTCTGCTATTACAGTAGAACTTCTGCTAACCCATCCTCCAATCTTTCCTTTTAAACCGTTAGTTATTTTGCAATTCACAAATGTAACGTCATATTTTATTTTATTTAACTCCGAAACGATTCCATTTACATGGGTGCTAAATAAAGGAATACTATATCCAGTAGAACATTCCTCTAATCCACATAAAACATATGCAATTCCAGAAGAACATCGTTTTCGTAACGAATAAAGATCTTCTATTTGTTCAGTAAGAGAAACAGACAAATCACTACAATTGTTACCTTTTATGAATCTAAAACTTAGATTTTCCGAATCATTGCAATTATGTCTTATTAGTTCTACTAAACTAACTTTGCTTAGTGGTATAGAATAAACTGCATCTGCTAATATGATTACTGCCCTCATTTTTTTTCTCATTTTTTCTATTTAGAAAACTTTATCTTTATATCGCTGTTAATTTCTTTTCCCCAATGATCCCAACCGGGTACTTTCCGTCTTGAAAATAACTCAATTTTATTTTGGTTAGGAAACATTTGATTTATTCTGTGTCTAACCACTTCTGGTTTCTTACTATGTTTTTCTCTAGGAAACTTGACTAATTGACGAATATTTCTTTTCCCTCTTGGGGTTGGTATTTTTCCTTTTTTACCAATCAAACATAATTCACATTGACTCATAGTATAAAAACCGGGATTAACTCGAACCTTATCCCATACAAATCCTACAGTAGCCCATTTGAATCCCCATGCTTTCATAAGCTCAATAGCTTGATCTAAGTGAGGACTTGTAGCCCATAAAAATAATATACAGTTCTCATCTGTTATTTCAGAAATATTTAGTTTTTTAAGCTCTTTCAATTTTAGAGTTTCATAGTGAATTAATGCTCCACCAGTATCTCTACCACCTTTTCCGTTGTGTTGTGTTTGGCCTTTGTAGTCCCACGGTGGATCTGCATATATTATTTGATATTTCATTTCCACTTATTAATTACAGAAGATTTGAGAAATTGGGTTCGTGATATATTTGTATCTAAAGTAGTTGAAAGATTTTCTGGTACAGGTGAGAAACCATCTAAATGAAGAGTTTCGTAAACGTGTCCCCTTCGTGATCTCCTTACTTTGAGCGTTATACCAGCAGAAGGAATCATTGCTCTTCTAGTATTACTTTGTTTTGCAACACCTATTAAGTGTTCTAGTGTTTCAATGTCCACTAAAAACCTAACGTCCCTTTTGCTTTCTGTTCCTCCCAAGGTGTATACTCTTAAAACCTCATCTTGTCCCGAAAGCTGTAAAGGAGTTGAATTTATTAAAACCTCCTCTAATAGAGGCGCGTTACTTTGCCATTCTTTTTTTATAGTCACGATGTTGCCGTATTTATAATAAATTCACCCAATGAATACCAGGCTCTAATCTCTTTGTTGTATCCAGTATCAGGTCTTTTTGATTCGTATACATACCCTTTAGGGTCTAAATTATCATTCCAAAGCCGTAATCCATTTAAGTTTTTATATAAAGCATCATATACAGACAGGGTTTGTGCCGATGAGGTTTTACTATAGCAATATATATTTATAAGTATTCTTTGTACCCCCATTCCATAATTAGCTTTTCCACCTTGAAGGTCCAGAATAATTAAAGGCATGGTAATAGTTCCTTGATCAAAATCATAAAAATGATCTGTTAGAACTCTTTCAGAAACTAAAGCCGTAACATCAGAAATTGATAGTATTTTTGTTCTTAGCAATGATAGAACTTCTCCAGCACTATTAGTTGTACTCATTATTTCACCTATGCTGCTTTACCAAATAAGATTTTACGGATTTCTCTTTTTACTGGCCTACTTCTGGCGACACCTCTTATTGGGTTTCGTTTAATCATTTTCTTAGACCCTGTAAAAATAGCTTCTGCCCATTTAGAACCATCTTCATAATAAATTCTTCCTATAGCCCCATCATTAGTAAATGAAGCAGGGATGAATTTCTTTTTCAGTCCTTTTGGGAAACTTCCTTTAGAACCTACTTGGTAAACATATCTTGGAGATATAACGCCTTTCTGTATATAACCATGACGTTTTGCATAGGGATGACCCATTGCTTTTAACTGATCTTTTGACCACCTTTCTAAAGTAATAGATTCTTTAACTTTTTTGAATAAATAATTTAGAGCTTTTTTTACTTTTCGATTTTCTGCTTTAAATATATAATTACCAATTTCCTTTTTCATACTCTTCGGGTTTTTCATACGAACTCTTGTAAACGCTCTAATCGACATTAGTTATTCCCAACTCACCCAAACCAAGTAATTTACTAGAAGGTAATCCTATTTGTTCAATCTTTTCTGATAAATCTTCATCCAATGTAATAGTATATCCTTCTGTGTTTATTATCGGAATTTCTATATTTAACTTCTCAAGTGTTAAGATCATTGACCTTGCTTTATCATAAAATTTATGATTTTTAGATAGTCTCATCGGAACCTGTCTTAGATAGAATAAAGCTATTCTAAGATGATTCATAGATGCTTCTTTAAATGGTAAAAAGGCTCCCGACTTTTGAGACTGTTTACATGCCTCTTCAAGACAAATGGTTCCGTTTTTTACATTTCCGTCATTTATAAATTGTAACCCTAGAGAGATCCAAGCTTTAGCATCTTTTGGATCTTCTATTAGATGATCTAGTAACAGTTCTCCGTATTTCTTTAACTTTTCACCCATCTGTTTTCCATCAAGTGAAAGACCTCTATTTATAATAACTATTTCGGAATCTCTCAGTGTAGATCGTTCTTTAGTGTTTATTAGTTTTAGTATAGCTTTCTCAAATCCTTCATGTACTAGCCCATCCATTTTCATACTTGGGTGTAGAACAAACATTCTAATAGATTCACTAGGCGAAGATTTAGGTAAGCCTGTTTTACGATCAAAATCATTAAGGATATTTTTAAAATTGAAGAAGTATCCCAAAGTATCTTCGTTTTCAGCTAGTTTTGATATTTCTTGAAATGTCTCTAAATAATCTACTGGTTCTTCGTCTGGATCAAAGAAAATAGCCCATCTCATAAGAGAATCTGGATTGTTTTCCATTAAATATTCTATTCCCTTATTTCTACAATGAGATAATCCTTTGTTATTACAAAGTAATCTATGACAAATATCAACACTGTATATTTTACATATAAAAGCAAATTCCCAAGAAGGACCAGTATTATAGACTTCTCTCCATGTTTCCTTTTTAGGTAATTCTTCTATACTATGGTTTATCCAAATTTGATCTTCAATATCCCATTTTTCAGTCCATGTGATTACTTGTTTATCACACAACATATATGTCTTATCTATCCAGTTATGAAGATCAAATAGTTGATCATCTTTATGACTAAGCATAAATAAACCAATTCCATTTTTTGGCATATAAAATCTTACAGATACTTGTCTATCTAAAATATGATTAAATCCATCTACTCCAAATAACTTAGGATCTAACTCATCTTGACTCATATAATTATTATACTTTGCTACTCTATCACCAGTTCTTATATGAGATAATTTTCTTGTCCTTAATCCAGCAACGCTTACACTAAGGTGTCCTGTTTCTGGTGCATGACTAAATCCAACACCTTCTTCTGTACCATCTACAAGTTTTTGTTGAACAGGTATACAACGGAATAATTTGTTAGAAACCATGCTTCCAAAGTTTCTGTCTGTTCTTAATAATTGTGTACTTTCCCAATGATGTAATATTCTTGTTGTGATTGTTTGAGTTTTTAAGTTTGGTGTTCTACACCACTTATGAAGCAACTCATAACTAATTCGATCTTCAATGATTTCGTCAGAATCTAAACTTAAAATCCAATCAGCGTTTAAAGAATATGCATTAGTATGACAAAGATTTGTTTCTTCTCTTGGATTTTGTTCTTTATTCCAGAATTCTACAAGCAGATCCACATTGTAATTTATATAAATATTTTCTTCATTATTAACAGGACTGTTATCTATGAATTGATTGTATTGGGTTTGACAAAAATCGAGACTGTCTTTTATCCATTTTGTAGTTAATTCTTCAATTTTTTCTTTTTCATTTTCTGAAGCTGATACCCTTAAACAGTCATTCAAATATTGAAAATCTTGTGGAATTAATTGTTGAGCTAAAGCCGAATCATATGACTGTAAACATATCGATGGATTATGAGGAACAACTATAGAAATACCATCGACATTTTTAGCTGTTCTAGCAACAGAAGATTTAAATTGGGCTATGTCGTTTATGGTTTCAAGGTCAGCACGATAACAAGCAATGATTTTTTGTTCTTTTAGAGTTTTTTCAGAATATTTTCTAATAAGATATATGTTATCTGCTATCAGATTGTCTTTATATTTTTTATCCAAAGATTTATCTAGTCTTGTATGACCTATATAACAATCCGCACAAATCACTCCGATCCAATTTTTCTCATTAGCCCTAAAAATCAAATCGTCAACTTGGCGTTCATATCCTTGTAAAGACTCATCATATAACCCTCCAATAGAGCTATCCCATACTTCTTCAAGAAAGTCCTTTTTCAATGTTAAACAGAATCCATCTAAGGATTCAGTAACAATATATGTTCCAACATTATGACGATGATATTGTGCTGAATATTTGTCAATACCTATACCACTAAGCATCTCTGCGTTGGCTACCTGTTGATTTCCTATAGCTCCATAACTAAGCGGTCCAGCAAATCCTATTTTGACTTTTTGGTTATATACCTCTTCTAATTCAAGGGGTAGTTCATCTTGTATTTGACGGTTTTTAGTGTTGATATAGTCCGATACACAAGCTCTCTCTATGTGTTTTAACCAATCTTTGGTTACGATTAAATCATCATGTGCGATTGTTAGAAATTCAGTTAAAGCATATTTTTCTTTTAAAAGATTTATTCCTACGTTTACAGCAGTAGAAAAACTTGTGTCTTTTTCAGATAAAACAAAATCAATATCTGGGCATTGTAACTTGTAAGAGGCTTCGATTGTATCCTTTAAACTTTTACACAGTTCAATAATGCGCGTGGTTTCATCTTCGTCATTAGATTTAACCAAAGATAAGATTATAATACATTTTCTATTTACAGTGAATTCTAGAAATCTAGTAAAATATTGTTCATATGTATTAAAACACGCTTTACTTGGCATTATAATCGCATGATTATATTTAGAACCATTTGTTATGTTCATTTTTTTTCCTTGATTTTTAATTTATTTTTATTTTAAATATTCTATTTGCTTCTTCATTTGTGTTTTAATTTTTAAGTTGTCTTGAATTATAAAAAGAATAGTTGATGACAGACAAACATAATTTATTGGCTATGTTTAAAATCTTTCTTTCTGTTTAATTTTTTTCAAAGTATTAAACAACAAATTGTGATATTGATGATCAATATCCCCATTTACTATTTAATAGACTTCTTCTTACCACCCCTTTTATAAGTATCCTTCTTTGTAACAGGCTTTTTTTCTGGAATTATAGAGGGTTTTTTCATTGGAACAGAAGCTTTTTTCACTGGAACAGAAGCACTTTCTTTAATGGGAGTAACCTTTTTTATAACCACCTCTACAAAATTCCATGGTTTTCCTTTTAAAAACTTAATTCTTCTATCATTAGAAGGCAAAATAACTACAGAACAATTGGCCTCTATGATAGCTGTTACAGAACCCGCGCCAGTATGGAAATGTGTTTTTTTTCCTTTTCTTATTAGTTTTACATTCATTGTATTCTCATCCCTCTAGCAAATAATCTTCTATGTTTACTTAAAATTCGTTGGGCCAATTGTGGAATTGTTGATCCCACTCCTTTTCCCATACTATATGAATAATTCCCTGCCTTCTCATTGACAAACCCAACATGACTTTGTTGGTTAAACATTGAACAACAGATCAGATGACCAGCATATACCAAATCTTTTGGAATAGTGCCAACACTAGAATATCCCGCATTGTATGTTATTACCACCGAAGCCCTCCCCGTAGGAAAGAACGACGATAAAGGAACAAGTTTTATCATTCCTAATTCATCGTTAATTTCATAATCAGTTACAGGTGTTTGAAGCTCGTTCTTTATTGTTAATCCAACTACAGAAATTACAGGAATATAAGACAAGGCTACTTCATTTAGACCATTTTGAGATATATCTATCTTTTCTGAATAAACAGTAGAAACAAAATCATCTAATCCAATTTCATCAACTAGTATCTGTTCAGAAACAGTTAAAGTTATAGTTATTGCATCATCATATCTTGTAATACCAGCAGGTATTCCAAGCATCGTTTTTACTGTATCAGAAGATAAAATAGTAGTTGTCATAATTCACCTAGTTAGATTTTTTAGGTCGCCCTCTGCGTTTAGTTGCTTTTGTTGGATTTGATGCTTTTTTCTCCACTGTAGCAGCACTTATTTCAGATGTTTTAGCTTCTTTTTTAGAGACAGAAATATAGTATCTTTCTGTCTCATCAGTCCATCCGAGTTTTTGCGCTCTTAAAAACCCATTTTCATCATTAGCAAAAATAGTTGGTGCAACAATTCCATCTATCTCTACAGCTTTAGATTTAAGCATTTCTGAATAAGTGCTTACTATCCAAGTTAGTTTTGGATCTTTATCGTATCTTCTTAAAACAAATGGCTTTTTTTGCATTTTTTCTCCTATTTTATTTTAACCTTAATATTGCTTCTAACAATAAAAAAGGGGGGTTTTACCCCCCCCACACTTTAACACATTAATTGTAGATCAGTTTTTACTATGATGCACTAAGACCTAAAAGCAATGCTCCACCAAGAGTATTAGCAAGCACTGGTGCGCCATCCCAATACATATCAAACTCATCAAATTGAGAACTTGTTTTAGCTAAAGGCATCACTGTAACAGGAGTAAGTTCAGAGAGATATGAATAGCGTGTATTAAGGATCAATAATGCAGTAGTAGCTTCTACTCCAGTACCTGAAGCACTAGAAATAGTTCCAGCACTATCAATTAATATTGTATTTGCCATCTGAGTAGAAACAATCAATGGGATTCCATCATAAGTTCTAACTCTAAATCCAGCAGCAATTTCAGTTACATTGTTGAACTGTTGCTGTGATTGAAGGGCATTATTAAGCTGTCTAATTCCAGCAAAAGACCCAACAATAACCAAGTCACTTCTCTGAGCAGATCCTTTTACCTTATCAATTGCTTCATCGAGTTTTGATAAAGTTAAATCCGTTGCATAGGTAGTCACTCCACCGTTTATCACACACTGTGAAAGATTTACATTAATTAGAGTCAAGAACCCATTAACGTTTTTACTTTCTGCACTAAAAGCGTTTCCGTTCATAATTCCGTCTTCTAGTGCATTTGCAAAATCTTCTGCTTTAGCAGACATTTCCAAAGCAAGAATATCTGCATATGAACGACCTGTTGCCTGAAGTTTCCTGGTTACCTGACCCTGAGTGAGAAGGGTTTTGAACTCAAAGGTTGCCCTATCGTATGCCCCTACTTCTGAAGTCGTCGCCTCAGTATCATTAACCCATGCTCCGCCCGTTGTTCCAGCAGTTCTTTGGTTAATAATTTCAGCTTGACCTGTTCCTGGTCTACGAGAAAGAACGGCTTGAAGACCAAACTCACGAAGAGTAAGTTGTTGAACAGTTCGATTCACAAAGGTTTGAAGCAGATCACTACCTGCATCAGTTACCGTTAATTCTGTTGCTCGTTGGAACCTTTGACGGGTAGCATCATCGGAACCAAACCAATTTTGTTTTTTAGCCATGATATAATCTCCTATAGATTTTAAAAATTATTGCCAGCCTTCGACTGGAGTTCCAAGAAGACCATCGAGAAATGCTGCCCTCAATCCTCTAGTTAAAACTTGTTTTAGTTGATGATTATTAAGAGTACTAGGCATTACTTCATCTGAATCCCGAAGCAAATGACTTTTGTTTCGTTTAAGGACAGTAGCAAGACTTTGGTTTCCTTCTTTCTCGCTACTATTGATCAAATGATCTAATTCTACTTCTGAACCGATTCCTCTAACAGTGGTTGAGGTATGTCGTCCCTTACGAAGTGGCTGATCAAGAACTCTGCTCAAAGTATCTTCTGCCCTTTCAAGTCGAGCTTTCAATTCTTCAAGTGTAGGCTCTTTAACCCCATAAGCTGCTGACACTGCTTCCGAACGTATTTCAGGTTTTTCATCAATACTTGGAATTGGAGTTAGAGTTTCTACTGGATCGTTTTTAAGTCCAGCTTTCTCCGTATTGAGTTCAGCAACTACAGATCTAGTTACCTGCTCAATAAGGGTTTTAATATCTTCGGCTTTCATCTTATTACTCCTAGTATCGGAATCAGGTTGTATATCAATTGAACTATTGTTTAATTCAGTGGTTCTGTCAAGTTTTGCAACAGGATCTTGTTCTAGCTTTTCAGAAAGCTCAACAAGATCAGGAACAAATTTGCCAAATTTAGTATAATACTTCTTTAACGTTTCATAAACTTTTCGACGATCATTGTCTGGTATGTCAACCCCACCCCTTGATCCATTAAGTGCTGCCATCGCTGCATAAACACCTTTAAGAACTACCATTAATTCATTATTTATCATTCGAGCGATTGGTAATTTATAGGCTGACTTTGTTTCTGAATCAGCACCCTTAACCATATATACATGTGCATCTCTGTAACGATCCCAATTGTCTAGACCTTTACCAAGAACTTCATCCTGTGTAGTAGTATCAAATGTCCAAGGAACATCTTCTGCTGCTAAAGGTAAATCACCGTGGAATGGAAGTGCTGTTCTAGATTTCAGTTCATCTTCTACTAAATCTTCAACGTCTTCTTCTTCGTCTTTTTCTAAAGCTTCTATATGGTCTTCATCATCAGCAATAGCACCTTCTTCGTGATCTTCCTTTTCTTCTGTGTCTTCATCGTTAAGATCAAGTTTTAGCTCTTTTTCTTTATCTGCATATTCTTTAAGATCTGACTTCATTTTATGAAACTCTGCTACCATTTCTTCCATTTTGTTTTTCATGGATTCATGTTCTTCTTTCATGGCTTCATATTCAAGTTTAAATGGAACTGCCGATTGGTCTGCTTCTGCATCACCGGTTGCTTCTATTTCTTTTCCAATAGCCGCAACAAGTAAAGGAGTAGTATCAATTATAGCAGTCGCCCCGCGATTTTCTTCAACAATAGTTGTTTCCGTAATGATGTTAGTGTCACCTAAAATTTCTTCTGTATTTTCGGTTTTGAGGTCCATTGCGTTTCTCCTATCTAAAAATGATTGAATTGAACTTCTAATTCCCATCACAGATAAACCACCGCTATCTGGGTTTGCTGGTGCCCTAGTTATAGCTATATGATCTAAGACAACATCTTCCACTATAACTCTTTTTATTTCACCCTCTTTATCTTCTTCAACTCGCACATTTTCAAACCATCCACCAATAGATTGACCAATTGGTTCACCTCTTGACAATCTTTTAATTAATGCTTGTGTTCTTGTGTCATCTACATACAATCTGCTTTCTACTTTAAGAACAAATCCTTTTCGGTTTACAATAGAGGGTTCGGCTATGTCCGATTCTGTAACTTCTGCATCATACGTTCTTCCGATGACTTCATCCCATTCAGCTAACCCTGATCCTGTTAAGCTTTCATGCCTTGGCAGAATTACGATTCCTTTTTTAATTTGGGATGCCATTTCCTTTAGAGCTTTAAAACTCATTTCGGTTCCGTAATGGTCTACACTGGTACTACTAGCTATTCCTGTAATGGTTATATATTCTTTGTTTTCTTCTGTGTCTGTTTTTTTAGATAAAGGTATTACCTGTGCAACACTCATGTTAAAGCGTTGTTTCTCTACAGAAGAAAGCTGATAAATCTTTGATCCATTTTCCTCTTGGGAAACACCCTTAACAACACAGTCGAAATTTTTTGTATTGTTCATTTATGCCTCAACCCAGAGCTTCAATAAATCTAACAAATTCATAATAATTATACTAACCCACGAAAACAATTTACACAATCCCCAACTTCTGCTGTTGGTTTTATGAACTCTAGTATAGTAACAAAGAATTACAGTTATAGTATAAAGAATTATAAAATTATTCAAATCTTAAATTTTGGTTCCAAATGAAATTAGCTTCAAATTTATTAAATCTTGACTCTTTCAAAAAACAACAAGGAACATGGGGAATAGAATCCAGAAAAAGAAAAGGATTGCATTATAGTTCTAGTTATTTTGGAGGTTCTAGTGTTGGAGTAGGGCTAAATCGCTATAGTGATCGACTTTTATCGGATTCTGACTTATGGGTAGTATATAAAAGATGTGCTGATGTTAGAGCATGTATAGACTCTATTGTTAGAAGAGTAGCCACATTTGATTGGTTAGTAATTCCCAAAGTCAGTCCACAAAATCCAGAGTATGAAGAGCTTCAAAAAATAGCACATAGTGTAAATAATTTCTTTTTAAACCCAAACAGAAATGGTGACACTTGGCAAGAAATAATGACTTCTATGCTAACGGATTGTTTAGTTTTTGATGCAGGGGTTTTAGAGCTTGCATATGATCGTAGAGGAAATCTACAAGAATTAATTCCACTTCGTGGTTGTACTATCTCTCCAGTTATTGATGAATTTGGAAGGCTTTTACATTATGATCAAAATATTTTTGAAGAAGGAACATATTTCTCGACCCCATCAAATAGCACTGGAGAAGAACAAAAGTTTAAAGCCAAACAAATAATGTATTTATCATTATTTAAGAACACAGCATTGCCATCAGGCAACCCTTTAATTGAATCGCTTGTCAATCAAGTAATAGCGTTAATGAGGGCGACTGAACACGCTATGTTAAATCTTGATGCCGATGAGGTTCCTCCCGGTATTTTAATATTAGCTGGAATTGCTGGAAAAGCAGCAGAAGAGGCTAAAGCCGATTTGCAACGCCTAAAAGGACAAGATCATAAAGTAAGAGTAATGACCACCCCCGATCCAACTGGTATAGGTGCAAAGTGGCTTGAATTGCGAAGAACCCCCAAAGACATTCAAATGCACGAAATAATTCAAGATATTAGGCGAGTTATTTATCGCGTATTTGGGGTTATGCCTGTTGAAATGGGAATGACACAAGGCATCCCCAAAGCTACCGCTACTGTTCAAATGGACGTTGCTGCTTCTCATCTTGTAACTCCTATACTGGAATTAATTCAAGCTAAAATCAATGCTCAAATTATACCTGCAATTGTAAAAAGCAGAGAAGTTGCTCGTCTTATTGAATTTAAATTTGATAGAGAATCTAGATTATCAACTCAAGAACAACTTCATCTTTCAAGCACATATCGTAACTATGTCACACAGGGAATAATGACACGAAACGAAATACGGGAAGGTCTTGGTCTTCTTCCAATTATAGGTGGCGATGTTCCAACAGTTGAAGTAGCGGGAATGCCACAAGCTCTTGCTGAAATAATACAAGGTCACGAAGTTAGCAAAGCCCCTAAAGATGAAGTAAAAATAGAGATAGATCAAGTGTTAGAAGAGTTAGAAGAGGAGGTACCTCCACCTTTATTTGGTAATGAAGAAATAAAACAACCGATTACTTTAGAAAGTAGAAGTGAGGATGAACTAGAAAATTTAGATATAGCATTACCAGAAACAATTAATAATGTAGAAATCACAGTTATAGATCATAAATTTGCATTTGATGGAAATGTAATTGATAAAATTGTTCTAGTAAAAGGATTTACTTATATTCTTAATCAAAATGATATTAGTAATTCGGATCATTCTTTTCGGTTTAGTGAAACCTATGATGGAATTCATGCAAATGGAAAAGAATATAAGAAAGGAATTAAATATTACGGAAAAGCAGGTGAAGATGGTGCATATGTTGAAATGATTACCGATAATACAACACCTGATAAACTATATTTCTACTGTGAACATTTACAAGGCATGGGTGGACTAATTGATTTCTCAGGAGAACTAATAGATACCGAAGATATTCCTGAGTAATGATTATTTCTTAACAAGATTGTTTTCAACCCATTCAATTCTTCTTTTGATTATTGAATAGTACAATTCGTTTTGTTCTATACCAATAACATTGTAGTCTTGTAATACAGCGGCAATAGCAGTAGTTCCACTACCCATGAAAGGATCTAATACCGTTCCACCTTCTGCTGTTATAAGCCTTATACACCATTTAATTAACTTTAAAGGCTTCACAGTTGGGTGTGGATTCTGATCCATTCCTTCTGTTAATTCTAGACCTAAATTCTTCTCTTTTCTAGACGCTTTTTTACAATGATAAATATTACCTGCCCACCTACCCCCTTTAGGTTTATAAGAACTTAAATCAACTCTTTTTCTTCTTGAAGAATTAATTAAACAAGAACCTTTAGTAAAATTGGTTAAAGTCGGTTTATCCCATTGTCCAGAATGATCGTGTTGTGGTCCGACCCAACAGGGATCTCCATAAGCAAATCTAGTAGCACCAATATTCATAGCTCCTGTTCTACTTTTCAAAAGTTGTTCAGCTACAGTTTTTTCTTGTAGTGGTTTCTGTGCTAAGACTGCTGGTTCAAAACATGGTTTTAAAGCTGTTGACCAACCTTCTAATCGTGCATCAATCTTACCGTAGTGTTGTGATTTTGGTACACCACTAAAATAAAGCCAGTTAATGCAATCCTTTATGTTGAATTTTGCGTCTTCGATTCCGCAAACCATTCTATGATATGTTCTAGGTGAAGAAAATGAAATCATATATCCACCGGGACGAAGAACTCTAAAACATTCTTTTGCCCACACTCTACACCACATTGAAAATTGAGCATTAGAGCCAAAGTTGTCCCATTTGGACTTATCCATTTCTAAATTGTAAGGTGGATCTGTTACTACTGAATGGATTGAATTTGAAGGTATTTTCTTCATTTCCTCAATACAATCACCAAGAAATAGTTGCAATTTACTCACTATAATTCTTCGTTATAATTTGCAGATATAAACTTATCTAAATTTGATTTTATTGATTCTGGCAATTCTTCTATAGAATATGGAACCGCTTTAGGAATCTGCCATTCAAAACCTACAGCTTGTTCTAAATTTGTGTTGTTTTTTGTTGGATGCCAAGTGACCCACTTTTCTTCAAACCAATTTGGATTTGCTGCTGTATCATTAATTTTTGAAGCAATTCCTAAACTAATCACATGTTTCCAAAAATTTGTTTTATATGACCAAGCAAATCCTAAATTGTGTGTTCTTGCCGACAATCTATTTAATGGGTATTGGCTAGAGTTACAGTGCATATGTGTACTTGGCAACAACCCTATTTTTTCAGTATTCCAGAACATGCTACACAATCTAAATCTTGGGTTTTTAAGGGATCTAATTTTATATTTAGAGAAGAATTCCGATATAGATATTCCCATTTTGTCTATATGTTCTTTTAAATCAGGCAATGGAGGATCACATAATTGTGGAACACAGTGATTAAATCCCTTCCATACCTCCCATTGTTCAGTAGTCGCTTGTGAGTATTCCCTTTCAATAAACTCATCTAATGCCATCTCTATTTGATCTTTTCTAAAAACATGGTCAACTTCCATCATTATCAAAATATCTGAACTGCCATATTTTGGTACAATTATATTGTTATACATAATTGTAAATTGATTATTATTGGTGCTGAAATATTGTTTAATTAAAACTATTTTTTCTTCTTTTAAATCAGTAATCTTATCTACTATATTATCTATCTTTTTTGGTATCTTATATATTTCATTATTGTACTCAACACTATGAATTTTCCCGAACGCTCTATCGGTCCAAAAAACAAATATTTTATCAGCGTATGGGAGTATGGATTTTAAAGACTCTTCAATGAAATCATCACCATAAAAAGCCCTATAAACCACATATATTTTTTTCCCTTTATACATTTATATTTCCCTTTTTTATTTAGTCAATATGTATTTAGACTAAAAAACCCATTCCCCTTTGGATAATGACTCCAGTTTTCCTTTATGCCTTTTACTTGGTGTTTTGCTTCGCATACCCGAAACCCGTTCCTAATAAACAACGATAGCCACCAGTGCATATCTTCTCTTATTATATGCGTTACATCCCCCTCGTACTCTGTAACAACATACTGTTGATTTAAAGCAAGTGGAACCACAACAAATAAAGCATTACAGTATCTTGAAAGAACAGAAACAATTGACTCTATTTCAGAGTATTCAATATGTTCAAATACATCTTTTGAAATAATAAAATCAAATTTATCTTTTCCTGAATACGACAAGATTTTTTCTATAGACTCATATCCTGAAAACATAATTATTTTATTTCTTATATCGGATGGGCTTTTAGATATTGCGTATTGGCTTATATCTGTTCCGAAACAATTGTATCCCAAGTCATTAAATCCTTTTACAATGAATCCTTTTGCACACCCAAAATCCAATAATAAGTCTTTTTCTTTTATTTCTAAATATTTTACAATACTGCGGCACATAGGAATAGTAAGCTCTGGTAGCCACCGGTAATCAGTGTATCCACTGATTCCTAATTGCTGCCCTCTTTCATAATAATCTTCGTTAAATTTATTCTTTTTCATTTTGTCTTACTATCTTTATACAAATTCTTCGTGAATTAAAGATGACTTAAATTGTGGAAATTTATTTATCTTATTGTTTTTCCAATCATCAAGCATATCTACATTGTCAGTGAAAACACACCCTTTACACCTTTCTCTTGGATCAAATCTTGGTTTTATTTTTCCATCCAAATAATCCAAAATATCTTCTGGTCTACATAGTTGATACTCTTTAGCAAAATGCTGATAAGAATCATTTAGAACAACACTATCACATGGGTAAACTGTTCCCCCAACACCTGTGTCGCCAAAAGGCTCTTCACTTAGATATGGTCTAAAATAAGACTGATGACAAACATTGGACTTGGGTGCGCCATGCACCTTGTATTGATGAAAAAATCGTTTATCATCTACCTTAGAAAGCATGTTGGCTAAAGACTTGTGCTGTAACACCAAGTGCTTTTGTTCTAATAAGCAATTTGGCAGCAATCTAATATATCTAGCCTGAATTCTATCAGCTATTTTTGAAACCTTTTTTAAGGTTTCTAATCTATCTGTTAGCATTTCTTCTGTAGATTCATGCTCTACTGTATAAACCATAGAGCATCCAACAATACAATCATCAGACAGATGGTTTATGTCTAAGTTGTTTCCAATTCTATGTTCCCAACCATTGAATAAGTTTATGCTTACCCTTAGCCAAGAAAGGGCTTGTAGTGTTTCTTTTTCAACTTTTTTAGCTAGTGTTCCATTAGTTATAAGCGCAACAGAAAGACCTCTTTCATACTTCAACCATTGAACAAGCTCATTAAAGCTCTTGTATGCTGTTGGTTCCCCGCCACCTGTGAGGATAACAGCTTTAAGTCCACGGCTCTGTAGCTTCTCTACATAGTCCTTAATGGTGTCCAACTCTAATCTTGAATGGGTATCTCTATATGTAACAGAGCAGTATGGGCATTTTAAATTACATGCCCCCTCTGGAGAGATATGAGTAGATATTATGGAATTTGCTGTATTTTTTTGGTATGCCAGCATTTGTGACTGATGCCGCCAAAACTTTATTCCTGTTGAAGTATATCTATGCTCATCTTCTGATTTTTCTTTGCTTTCACTTCCTTCAAAAACAACATCATCCGAATAAAATATGAAAATACTAGAGTACGGAATTCCTTCTACTGCTCTATCAATTATTTTGTTTGCGTATTCTTCTGTTAATGGAAGTATCTTGCTTTCGTGATTGGAGTCTATAAACTCATAGTTTTCAATGTAATTTGAAACATGACCCCTTTTAGCGAACCTGTGTATTATTACTTTTTCAGAGTTTTCTTCTTTTATTATTTCTAAATCAACTAATCCATCCATAATGGATGCTCTTCTTATTACAGTTTTTTTGTTTTTCATCTCTTAAAATCTTTCCAATATAGATAATGGAAGTCTACAGTTTTCATATTTAATCGCTTCTGGAATATTTTTCTCATAACCAAGAGCTGGTTCTAAATTTTTATTGTTATATAAAAAGTCCCAATTCAACCATGTATTTTTATACCAATTTAAATTAGGTGGACTGTCTCTTATCTTTTCTGCAAATGCTATTGCTGTCAATATTTTCCAATACATACTTTTTTCGGAAACCATGAAACCAAGATTATAAACAGGTATTGGAAGACAATGGTTTTTCAAAGTAAGATCTGTTGTTGGTTGACCTCCTCCATGAGTATTTGGAAAAATATCGAAATCTTCTGTCCTCCAAAAAACAACTCCAATCCTTTCTCTGTATGGAAGGCAATGATTAGGTGATTTCCAAAGCTCTATTTGTTGGGTTTTTGCAACCTTAAAATCTGACTCGTAAAACAAATCCAAAGAAGGTCTAAAGTCACCTATAGCGAACACATGATCTGCTTCTGGTAAAACAAAGACATCTGGTTTTCCATACTTAGGTATGACTATTCCATTTATTAAGGAAGTATAATTATTCCATGGAACGTTAGTCCAGAATTCTCCTTGCTCCAATAATATTATCTTGCTGCTTTTGATTTCTTTTACTTTTTCTAGCAAGTTATCAAACGGTTTAGGAAACTCTATAATCTCGCCTTCATATACTACTGAAGTTACGTTTCCCCAGATCTTTTTTGAGTACAGAACGAATACTTTATCGACATAATCTATAATAGACTCTATAGATTCTTTTATAAAATCTTCTCCATACAAACATCTGTAAACGGCATATATTTTTTTATTTTTATACATTTTTATTAACTAAATGACAGGCAAAGGTGAGATCCGTTTCTATAATTACATACATCAAATTGTTGTTTCATTTCATCGTAAAGATCATCATTTATTAAACGACAATGTTGGTCAGGAGGTGCCATCCAGCCAACAGGTAGTGGATGGTAATCCATCCAATTGGTTACTACAAAAGTCCCTTTATTTTTCTTTAATGTTTTTAATATTTTAGGATAGAACTTATTAAAATCTTCTTCTAAAATATGCTCTAAGCTTTCAACAAATAATACAGTGTCAAAATCTTCCATGAATGGATGATTAATATATTCAGTTAGACACCCATTCAACAAAGTATACTGTAACTTCTTAGAAAAAAACAGCTTACTTGTTTGTTTAAACCAAATTTCTGCTCCTTTTCCTGGTTCTATACAAACAACATCATAGCCAAGATTAGCGAGAAATATAGTTACTTCACCTCGTCCTCCACCTATTTCCAATATTTTCTTTGGTGTTCTCGTTTTATTGGACTGAATAAAGTTTATTTGATCTTGAATGGTATATGGGGTTGTTTCAACTTTTCCAAGTGCCCCAATTTGAGGAAATGATTTTTGTATTTGTTCCCAATAGATACCGTGAGCATAACAAATTGCTGCAAACGCATCCCCAAATTTTAACTTTTGCGAGTCCCATGAAATCATTCCATCGCATTTTTTAAAATAGTTATATTTGTATATTTCACTATAATTCAGAGTCATCGTTTTTCCCCTGTATTGTGACTACTGCATATTGATTTTTCAAACAGTCACCACCTATATAATTAAAAGATTTTATCTTTAATGATTCTGGTAATATTGAAGTTAGCTTTTTATAGTCATACCAATCGGCATAAAATCCAACATCGTCCATTGCTTTAACAAACCTCTTAAAGCCTTTTTGAAGATGTATTGGAGTCTTATAATCCAGATCAGTATCTGTCCTAATTTTCCAACAAACATCGGTATACAATAGAACCCTGTAATATGGATTTCCAGTAAAAAAACTAATAGAATGTTCTATAATTTCAGACATATAAGGCGTATGATGAAGAACACCACAGGAATGAAATATATCGAATTTACTACAGCCAAAGAAAGGTTTATTCCCTTCGATTAAGACTAATTCTTTAGGTTTAAAACCAAAAAGATTATGGATTCGCTCCGCTAATTTTAAATTATTTTCAGATATATCGGATAGAATTATTTCGTTTCCTAGCTTTGCTAATTCAAGGGATTCAATTCCGCTGCCGCAACCAAAATCAATAACTGTTTTATTGAAAGTTGAATCCAAGCCAGAGTATTTTCTCCACAAGTTATTATGATTTCTAGAACTATGAATATCATATCTAGTATTTACAAAAGAAAGAACCATCTGTTTAAGAGAATAATCGTTTATCTTTAAAAGCTCTTCGCTATGAAGGTATCCTATTCCATCTATAGGGGGTTTAGACCATTCGTTTACTGATTTAGAAAAAAGTGCAGAATATTTATCTTTATTCATTTGTGTCTCATTATTTATATTTAAACTAAATTATTCTTTCACGGTCTTTTAAAGACTGTAATTTATATCTCTACTTTGAGTTTCCTACAGGAATATAATTTACATTTTCGGTTCTTAGATTCATTCGCCACGGATCAATAACTATACTATTGTCAGGAAAATCATATTCCATAAAAACATCGTGGTTTGTTCCTATAAAAAACACAGCAGGTAAATTCAAAGGAGGCTTACAGTCATCAATCCAAGGATCATACATTTCTACTTCTATATCTTTTTGAACAAGTAAGTTTTTAAGAAGAATAGAAGGACTTCCAACTACAAGATTTGTTTCCTTTTTAAAGCACTTGCCAAGAATGACTATAGGAAGAGTATTATCTAATGCTTCCTCAACGATTAATTTTGCTAACCAATCTGTTTGTTCTTCTCGACAAATCATAAGGCTTTCATACCAATCATATGATAAATCTAATTCTCTAGCTAGCCAACTAAGGGCAATATTGTCTCTTGGGTGGCATCCTCCACCATCACCCATCCCACCAAGTAAATATTTGGAACTGATAATTCGTTCATCTGCCATAGCTAAAGCTTTGCTGATATTATCACAATCTATGTTTTTAAGTTTATGAGCTACTTCCATTACAGTATTTGCTAAACAAATCTTCATGGTAATAAAAGTATTGTATGTAACTTTTATCATTTCAGCTTCTTCGATAGTACAGCGATACATCGGTTTACTATGAATGGTAGAATAAAAGTCTTTTGTTACTTCGTAAGCGTTTTCATCTTCAACCCCAAATAAAACGAATTCTGGATTTACAAAATCGTTAATTGTTGTTCCCATAGCAATGAAAAAAGGGTTGTAACAAAGCTTTACATGGTCACATAACAATGGTTTAATTTCACGCTCAATTGTTCCTGGCAATACGGTTGAGATAATCACAACAATTTTATCTTGTCGTTGTCGCTGAATCTCGTCAGAAAGCCCCTGTATTCCCGTTATAAGATAGGAATAATCAAAGTCTACACGCTCGCTGGGCAAACGTGTAACCCCCTCATATTTTGGATTGTGTGGCGTTTGTATGGGAACAAAAATAATGTCTGATTGTCGAACCACATCTTCTACTGAGCAAAATTCAATATTGTGATCTTTTAAATATTTATCCGCATGAATCTCTTTGTACGGAAGAATTTTGCTTTCTAATATTTCCTTAACTTGAGTACTTATGTCATATCCACATACTTGGTGTCCAGCTTTTTCAATAGCCAAAGCACAGGGAAGACCAAGTTTCCCAAGTCCAATAAATCCTATATTCATTTTATATTCCATTAAAGGTTTTTATAAATTCTATAAGTTTTTTACAACATTCTTTTCTTTCAGGTTCTTTTTCAATATACAAATCATCTACATTATCTAGTTTTCCCCTAACCATCCTTTCTTTATGGGTTTTATCCCAATGGTGTTTATGAACGACAGGGTGTAAATGTTCAGTATAAATATCTACAAAAATATGCCTTTTAATTTCTTTTGAAACATCATTTAACCATGTATCGTTATAGTCACTGGAAAAGTACGGTGGAACAAAATAACCAAATAAATTAGTCCAATTTCGATGTAAAAAACCATGTGTCCCAAATGTTTTAGGCTGAATACCATCTCTTCCGTAAACAAATACTATTTTGTCATTATATTCTTCAAATTTATTTAAAACTATTTCGTCCCAATTCTTCGTTCTAAATCTAATATCATCACCACAATGAAAAAATATATCTGCTGATGCCTCTAACCAGCATTTATTCCACATTTCACTTAGAACAATTCGTTCGTCATAAATAAATTTAGGACTACAGAAGTTTTTTATTCTAAGTTCTTCTAGAACGTCTTCTATAAAATAATCCAAATTATTCTTTATTGAATAAATACTTTTTTTATCATCATTATCAATGTAAAAAATAAACTCTAATTTTTCTGGATATTTTGCAGTCTCTAAGGCCGAATAAATCAATTCCCTAATAAATTCTGGTCTTCCTCTGCTTGGACATAATAGAGAAATATTCATTGATATTAATTCCTTAAATAATCAATAAGTTTGTGTGTATCTTTTTTCGTAATGCAGTGCTTTTAGTGGTATAAAAAGCGTTTTCTAATAATTTAATTCTTTTTCTATTTGGCAATAATATAGATGTTTTGGGCACCTAATCACCTTTGATTAATCTAATTGAATCACTATCAAAATGTTGAGTAGAGAATTCAAACAATTCTGTATCTTCTAATGCACAAATCCTATGGATAAGACCCGTATATATATGGAACGAGTCTCCTTTGTTTAGGATCATAGAATCAGCATTTTTTATGTCTTTTTTGTTTGAATAAAGTATTTTTACTTTTCCACTTTGAACATACATGACTTCATCTTTAATTTTATGATAATGCCATGAAGTTTCTTTGTCTTTTCTTATAAATAATAATTTTCCGCAATATTCTTCTTTATTTACGATCCAAAGCTCGTATCCCCACCCTTTATTTACATGTTTCATGTTTCATTTTCTAATTTTCTATTTTGATATTATTTCTTCTTTTATCTGTTATCTCCAGAACCTTTTAACTTTCCTCTTTTTTGTCTACTTTTTAGTTTTTCTATATTAATTTCAGCAACCTCTTCAAGCGATAAACCAAATTCCCGGCAAATCGCTGCTACATACCATAAAACATCACCTAGTTCTTTTGCTATCTCTGTTCTCTTATCGCTTATGGCTTTTTCTAAATCTGTACTGTCTCTAATTATTTTTTTTACTTTTTCGCTAACTTCACCAGCTTCACCAGCTAGCCCCATTGTAGTATACGCAATTCCAGAAATTCCATCTGTTGGATAAATAGCAGTTTCCATTGCCAATGCTTGATACTCTAAGAATGTAGTTGCTTTTTTGTTCACGATAACTCCTACCCTTCAAGTAATGTATAACTGAATGAATTTCCATACAATTTAGCGGATTTTTTACACAGAGACATAAAGCAGCTAAAATCATTTGGATCAGCAAATACTTGACACCCTGCGGAATAGCGATTTACTTCTGTACTTCCATGTAAAGAGGATCGGTGAATATTTATTCCATAGTATCCTTCACTAATCGAAGTTGAATCCATATCCAGTATAGAATCTTTATTGCGATCTCTATAGACAGTTACTTTTCCATTTCTTTGACAAAGCGCATCATACTTTCCTTGGTGTTTATCTATCTTCCATACCCCTCTATATTGTTTATTTCCAACCAATATAGCAGTTCCATCTACTCTACTTGGATTCTTCAACCAATATAATCCTGGGTCAGTGGTAATTTGAAACACTAAATCTACGAAAGAATTAGAATGATCTTTAAAAACCACATGAATAAAATCATCAAATACATTAGATTTTCTTGAAGGACTTCTTACTCCAACAATATTTATATTCCATTTTCCAGCAGTAAAAACTTTGAATCCTTTTGCCTTGACTTGTTCCAGAATAGGGGGAAGCATTTTATCTCCAATGTAGGTATTCTGAACTAATATAGTTATATTAAAATTTAAACAAATATCTAATTCAAAAAGTGATCAGATGAAACTTTCAATAGGGACGGTAGAGAGAATGGAATGGATCTTGTTAGTTATTGGTCTTGTTGTCGGTGGTGGTACGGGTATTGGCATAACATGGAAAGTGTTAAACAAAGATACAGATCCAGTACCTGTTGTAGTAACAGGATCAAAAGTTGGAGAAAAATTAGCAGACATTGATTTGGTTAAAATTCCATGCAGTAAAGACTATATTGAACAGAATTCCGACCTATTATGTCGAGAATTGTTTTGTCGTATGCAACAAAGGGGTATTGATTCTAAAACATCAGCAGTAGATTGTTCTGGTATAAGCAATATGAATAATTCTTTGAAATTCATAACTATAGTTACAGAACACTGTAAAATAACCCAAGAATCAACAGATGAGTATAATAAGTGCTTCGACAGATTTAATAGAATACTTACTACAGCTAAAAGCGGTCAATAAGGAGTATCTATGTTTTCTAATTGGGCTGGATTAAGTGGTTGGAAAACAACCGATGACCCAACAGGCGTTTTAAACGGGCGTTGCCTTATTGCAGAAGGTGGTCTTGAAACACCATCTTTTGAAATTCTGACGCAAGAAATATCAACATCAACAGCCTTTGATATTGATCATTATGAAATAACTACTAATTATGCTTTTCAAGATGATTGGCAATTTCAATCAGGTTTATTTTATTTGTTATCGAGGGCATCATACTCTGGAAGCAACTTAGTACACTGTTATGCTGCTGGATTCGATATTCAAAGAGGAACCATTACGATAGCAAAATTCAACAGTGTGGAGTGGGAGTTTCTTAGCGTAGCTAAAATGACATCTAACTCACCAGTAATAACTAGATCTAAATTACATGAAATAAAATTCAGAACCTTTGGAACCAACACAACTACGCTTGAATTAGAAATAGATGGAAATGTTATTCTTACTCATGCAGATATAGGAACAAGTCAAATAACTTCTGGATTCCCAGGAATTTTAGTTCAAAGAGGAACATTATATATAGATTCATTTTCTGTTATTAGATATACGGTTGACGCTAAAAGCCCTTCAGAATGGACCCCTGCTCTGCTTGGATTAAATCTTAGTCTATGGTTAAGCGACAGCAATAAAACTGTTGTACTAGACGCAGAAAGCAAGAAACGCATATCAGATTGGGATGATATTTCTGGAAATTCAAACGATGGATCAACCTCGGTATATCAACGTCCTACTTATGTAGAAGAATGGAAGAATAATTTAGAAGGAGGAAATTGGGAACACCAAGTAGGAGATCAAAGAACCTCTTCTTTCTTTACAGGTCCAGCCAATTCTGGGGCTGGAACAAATCAAGGTTTTTATGTCGCTAAGACTATGAACAATACAACACCTTTTACTGTAAGCATGTGGGTTTATTTAACATCTTCGACAAGCACACAAGATTTGTTTTCATTTTTAGATAGTGCTTCATGGGACAAGGTGTTTTGGTGCAAAATTTCTTCTCTTCAAATGTATATACATGCTGATTGTACCACTACAAGCTCTCAAAATGATGCTTTTTATACCGGAATTACTACTACAGGTATTCTAAATACATGGGCTAATCTGACATTTACTTATACTGGAACACAGTCAAATCTAGTTAATGATTTAAATTTAAAAGTATATCTTAATGGAGTTCCAATAACATTTAGTAGCCAAAATGACCGAAATCCTGGTGGTGGTTCTCCTGTAGGTCTTCAAGCTCCTGGTACTCATTTTTTAGTAAATGCGGTAGATGGCGATAGTACAGGTGGGTATGGAATTGATAATGGATTCATAGCTGATGTAAGTTTTTGGAACCAAGTATTAACAGGCACCGAAGTAACAGAATTATATAACTCTGGAAATTATTTAGATTTATCTCTACATAGTGCATATGCCAATTTAACAGATTGGTGGAAATTTGAAGAAACATTTGGAGGACCAAGAAAAAGAAAAAATGCTGTTTTGTTCCCCGATTTAAAAGGAACATCAAACTTACAAGCACCTGACTGGTGGACTTTTATGAGGGAAGTGCCGACAGAAGGTTCCTCTCCACAACAAGGAACAGGAAGCAGCTACTATTTTGGTGGAAATTATATTCCATTGTTTGAAAAAGATGCACCCACAGGAGGACAAGGATCATTGTATTGGGGTCAACCCGCTGCTGCTGCACCTGTTGGAAGTTACAGATATTTATCTTTTACTGATGGAACCAGCTTAATAGCAGAAGGAACTGCTATAACAATAGCTTTCTGGATAAAAATAGAAAGTGGAACATTAGAAAATAAACGTTTATTTACTGCTCAAAATGAAAGTGGAACAGATATTTTCTATGTTGAAACAGATCAAAATGGGCCATCACACCCAGAACTTAGAGTTTATGCAAGAAGCGATAGCTATACCGCAACACCAGGAGATATTTACTGCCAATTAGAATATGACGATAATGCTTTTACTTCACCAGGGTGGCATCATGTTGTAATAACTTGGGATGGAGTTGCAGCATCCTTAGATACAGCAGTTGCAGTATATGTTGATGGTGTTGTTCAAAGTACCAGTAGCACAACTATAAACAATCCAGCACTAGCTGTTAATTATGCTTTGGGATCAGTAACTGAATTCATCTTCTTTTCTGATAGCAAACTTAGTATATCAAAAGAAATACGACATAATATTTATTCTATTGTTGTATTTGATGCAGTATTAGATGCTCCCGCTGTTACTGAATTGTACAATACTGGTAGTGTGCTTGATCCAGCTACCCATAGTGATTCCGGTAATTTAATTCATTTTTGGAGAACAGTAGAGAAAGATGGAAAAAATAGAAACCTAGAAGAAAGTTTCAGCATCGGAAATGAACGAACTCCCGCTGATTTTTTATTCCAAATTAACGGTAGCCTAAAAGATACAACATCAAGCGAAATATGGAACGCACAATATCAAACATTCTCTGTTGCACAAATAGGTCCAGGTGGTGGTGGTGCTTTTCCTTCTCTATTAAAGGTTGCTGCTTCTTCTACTCTAGACCTAGATTCTTCTGGTGCATCTATATTTGCAATTATGTATTCAAATATTCAATTGGTTGGAGGTGATGAACAAATAGTATTACAAAAATCAAACAGTTATGGAATACTTGTCAAAGAAAATCAACTTCGTTTTGTTAATGCAGATGCAGAATACGGATCTCCTTCAACTGTTAAATTTGGGACAAAAGCACTATTTTTGGCAGAAGTCATTACAAATGATGGAATCTATATAAATGGAACTTCTAGCCAATCACTAACTGGCATCAGTACAACTGCGGATAACAGTTATATACTTTCTATCGGTGCAACTAAAGACGCTACTCTTTCTACTACTTTATTAGGTGGACTTGGTGAAATTCTGGTTTATAAGGGAGAACTTTCTACAGGAGAAAGACAGAAGGTAGAGGGTTATCTCGCCCACAAGTGGGGTCTTAATGCTGTTCTTCCTTCAACACATCCTTATTCATCACAAACACCTAAAGTCGGAGATTAAAAATGAAGAGTAATTGGAAAGGAACGTCTGGATGGGCTTCAATTGACGATCCGACAGGCGTTCTTAATGGAAAGGTTTTAGTAGTAACTTCTGGTTTATCAGCAACAACAGAAGATTATCTTACACAAATCCCAGGAACCACCGTACCATTCGTTGAAAATCATTATTCAGTTATGATTAATTATGGGTGGGGCATGGGAAGTGGTCTTCATCCACTTGCTATGGGTGAATTAGGGCTAATCGCTAGGGCTAGCAATTTCATTGCTAATATACCCATGGCTTATGATGCTTATATAGGAAAGTTTAATATAGAAACAGGAAAAATAAGTATTGTAAAACGATACCAAAACACTGAAACTATTTTAAGTGAAGCAAATGTTCCTTCCGATGTAATTGGTAAAGGAATGAAGCATGGGATGGAGTTTAAATGTTATGGAACCAATCCAGTAACCCTTCAATTTTCAGTAGATAATACTATTTATTGTACTTATGGAGACTCTTCTAGTTCCTTGCTATCATCTGGATTCCCAGGAATTCATGCAAACAGTGGGACTAGCTATGTGGATAATTTTACAATTATTAAATATCAGGAAGACGGAAAAGACGCTGTAGCTTGGTTGCCTAATAACTCAGCTACTACTTTAGCTGCTTGGTGGAAATCAGATGTTGGTATAACTGAGTCGGGTGGGGACATTTCTGCATGGGCAGATCAAAGTGGTAATGCAAATAATTTATCACAAGCAACACCAGCCGATAAACCAAAATATATTCAAACATATATAGCAAATCTCCCAATTGTATCTTTTACTGCAACGAATCATATTCTGTCTGCTAGCGATACAGCATCTTTAGATATAACTAGCGGTATTACCCTATTTGCTATTGTAGTAGCACCAACGATGGGGGTTCCAGCAGAAAGACTTATTGTGACAAAAGGAACAAATTATGAGCTTGCTTTAACAACAGCCAATGCCGTTGAATATCAAACCAGTACAACAGATACTAGCACATCAATTAATCGCGCAAATTCTATTCAACTTATTGAACTTGTCAGTGGATCAAATTTCTATTTAAACGGGGTAGAAGCTGGTCCCACAACTGCTGTAAATGGTGTCGCAAATGCAAATGTTCTAGACGTTCAATTTAAAGAAGGTAAAATAGGTGAAATTATTGTCTATGACGGAATTTTGACTACTGACGACAGACAAAAAATAGAAGGTTATCTTACACATAAATGGAGATTATCTGCACAACTTCCTACTACTCATCCTTACCGCTCTTATGCGCCACTTTTATAAAAATGAACGATACAAATCAAATAAAAAAAATCAATCAAGATATTCTTTCTCGACTACAAAATGTAGAAACTTCGATGAAGAAAATAGAGAAAGAATTAAAAAACACAACAGGATTAAATTCTTTTATAGAAAATAAACATATTACAAGACAAGATAAGATTTGGGGTTGTGAAAAATGTGGATCACGACTAGGTATATATGATAAGGAAAAAGATGAGCTAAGAGTTCGTTATAGAGATTTTTTTGCTTGGTGGAAACCAGGAATTGATGGTTATCTAAAAATTGTATGTAGAGGATGTTCACATATCAATGAAGTAAGATATACTGATAATGGCGACAACATATAGATGGACAAATTTAAAAAATTAGCATATTATACTATTGAACTTAGGAGATAATTAGATGTTAAATATACCAAGTGGAAAGGCATCCAACGTTAGTTTTGGACCTGCCAGAGTTTTCATGAGTAAGATTGTTGATGGATATGACGCAGATTGGTCAACAACTCCAATGGCTACACCAAACACAATCGCAAGCAACGATGTAGGTTGGATTGGAGAAGATGGGGTTACGGTAGAACTATCCTCAGAAAAAAAGGACATCACCCAAGGAAATCCTAAACTAATCAATTATTCTTTCTGTCAAGCTCAAGGTGCCACAGTTAAGTTTTCATCAATTCAATGGGATTTTGATAATTTTTCCAGTGCGCTTGGAGCAGGGGCAACCGCTGGAACTGGTACTGCTGGTTCTACCGATACTTTTGCTTTCGGTGGTAATGCACTAAACGACGTAGTTGCTATGGTTGTTCAACACCAGATGGCAACGACAGGCGATACTCTCACCCTGTTTTGCTGGAAAGTCCAATCTGAATCCGGTTTCAGTATACCTTTCGGTGCTGATGAACATTCATTTGAATTCGGTTTTAAAGTAGTTAGATCTGAATATGAATGGGGTGGAGAAGCTTTAGGAACTGATGAACAGCTTATTCGTTTTAATAGATGGTATGCACCTTGATTTAATCTAAATACTTAGATTATTAATTCCACAAATACCCGATGAGGTAGGAGTTCAATATGTCTGATGAAATACTCGACACAGAAATAAAAGAAACAGAACAACAAGATCTTCTGAATTCTATCAAAAACTTCTTAGCTACTCTCGTTCCTCCGACGAACATAGTTATTGAAGATATTTTTGGTAATTCATATGAATTAGCTTGCTCAGTCAGTGCCAGAAATCAAATTAAGATTTTAAGAGAATTTGATAAAATTAAAGATATTGGTTCTGACTTTAAATTTAGTGCTGATGGTTCAGTTGGAAGCTTGGTTGACAACATCATATCTATCGCCACTGATGATCAAGCTTTACTAATTATATGCAGATGTTTTTCATTAGGACACGGTGCATGTTTAGAACAAGTAAAGGAAGTCGCTAACGCTAATAGTACACCTTATGATGCAGGGGATATGGCATGTGCTGACCTCTTTGCACTAGAGGAGTTGGTTACTGCCATTGTCCCTTTGTTTATTCGCTTGGCGAAAAGAGCAAGCCAAGCGGTGAACAGAGTGCTAAACAAATAAATCCTCAAAAATATGTAGATGATTTGGAGCTAGTTATCGGAACTCTTTTAAGCACAGGACACACGCTTGATGATGTTCTTGATATGAGTTGGGACCATATTCGGTTTGCATCAGCTTCTATAATGACGCATAAGTCATATATGCTTGGTATAATATTTGATGCCGTTTCTATCGGATTGGGTGGCAAAAAAGCAAAAAAGAAAGGTCAAGAAAAATACACTGGAAACAAAAGTAAATCAAAACAAAGTAAAGAAGAAAAAGATGCTGCCCTATTAAGTGGAATTAGAAACATGGGATTAAAGATTTAATAGGGATTAGTCATGGCATGGGCAGAAAGAATAGATGTAGAGATTGGGCTTAATTCTAGGGATTTTAATAAAAAGCTAGATAAAGCCATTGGAAACATGAACAGGTTTTCCACGACTGTTTCTAAACAAAGTAAAAAAGCCTTTAGTGTAATGGCAGCTTCAGCAGCACTAGCCGGGGTTGCTGTTGCTAAATTCGGAGTAACTGCTGTTGAAGCTGGTGCAAAATTTGAAAATGCTATGTATACCTTGGGTTCTATTAGGGGAATAGATCCACTTACAGGCTCCCTTAAAGGGGCAGAAGATCAAGCTAGGTCGTTGGGGCAATCTACCCTGTTTACAGCAACCCAAGCGGCAGAAGGGATGCAGAAATTGGCTCGCGCTGGTATGTCGATGGCTGACATTATAGCAACTTCTGGAACCGCATTAGAATTCGCTGGTGCAAACTTCATATCAATGAACCAATCCACTACTTTAGTTGCTGCAACTATGAAGCAATTTAGTATTGCTGCACAAGACGCTACACGAATTACTGATGTTATGACTACCGCTGCTCAGAACTCTCTTTATAACATTGAGGGACTAGCCACATCAATGCGGTATGGTGGTTCGGCAGGGTCTTCTCTAGGTGCGTCTTTAGAAGAGACTGTTGCTATGTTGGCTCAGTTTAGAAACCTTGGTCTTGAATCTTCAATGGCTGGTGTTCGTTTCAGACAATCAATGCTAGCTCTTTCAGCACCGACATATAAAGCCAAAAAAGCACTCGCGGCATTAAATATACCACTGGAAGAAGTAAACCCAAGAGTAGTTGGTCTAGAACAAGCGTTTTTAAGATTAGGAAAAGCGGGATTAACAGCAGATCAACTTGTACCTATTGTAAATAAGATTTCAGCAGCAGACGTAGCAAAAATCTCTTCTCAATTGCATGACGCTAGTACAGCAGTTGGAGATCTTGGAGAAAACTCAAAGGAGACAATAACTCCTGTTCAAGATTTGATGAATAAAATGTCTGAAATGCGTGGGGTTACTAAAAAGACCTACGATATGATCAAAGCCAGTACAGTTGGTCAGTTTCAAATATTACAATCTGCATTTCAAGAACTACAAATAACTTTATTTGATGCCTTAAAAGGTGGACCTACTGGAACAGAAGAGCAATTTGCAAGTATTAAACATGTAATCCAAGGACTAAAATCAGTTGTAGATGATTTAATTAGAGCTTTTAAAATATCATTAAATGAAATAGGAAAATCTACAGGGGCTATTTTTGGTGATGTAGCAAATAAGTTAAAGTCAAACAGCGAAGTAATTGCTGCTACTTTAGTAAAAAATGTTTTACATGCAATGAGTTTTGCTAAAGCTTTATATGATTGGATCTCTGTAATTGCGACCATTACTAAATTATTGGCAGTAATGTTTGCTAGCTTTAGTATAGTTTCAATGACAGCAGCAGTATATGGATTCATAAAAGCACTGATTCTGCTAGCTGGTACAGCCACAACAGCATCTCTGGCATTTCATACATTAGCCGCAAGTTTGGCAGAAGCTCAATTAGCCTTACTTGGACCCCTTGGGATCGTGGCAGCACTTGGTCTATTTATAGGGGCTATGGGAGGTATAGAAATTGCTAGCAGAGCAGCAGCGGATAAAACAGATTTGCTTACCCAAAAGATTGTGGCACAAAAGACAGCATATACAGAATTTACTAAAGTTCTAGAAGAGTATCTTAATCAAGTAAGCAACGTAGAACAACGAGTAGGCATTAAAGCAATTAGCGATGAACTGGACGTAAGAGGCGAACTTAATGTATCGTTAAAAACAACTTTAGATAATTTACGAAATCTAACTGAGGAACAGAAACAAGCCGCACCAGAAAAATATTTTAATACACAAATAATGGCAGGGGGTAAACTATACGATGTAGTATTAGACCTTGTTGCAGCAAGAAAGCTCCAAGAAACCTCTTTAGATGAAGTTGTAGGTGCAGAAAATATTGCTGCTTTATCAACTGAAAGATTTGCTAGCTCAGTAGATAAAGCTACAGGAGATATTCGTTTTGGTAGCACAGAGCTAAAGAGCGCACAGATAAGTCTTAAAGACTATTCTGACACTATGGAAGGAGGAACACAAGGAGTACAAAAATTTACAACTGAAATGAAAGATGGAATTAAGGTATTTAAAGATCTTGGTGGATCTAGTACAGAAATAGAAGGAGCATCAATCGCGTTTGCAGAGACTTTGAAGAAGCAAGGAATAGCGGTAAGTAATCTCGCTGACGATTACTCTGGTGAATTAAATCCACAACTTATGAACATGAGGGGTATTGAAGCCGATATTCTAGCAGAAAGCGACAAAAAGATAGAAAATATCAATCGATACCAAAATGCAAATACCTCATTAAAAGACGCTCTACAAGATGTTGTTACTAAAAGCAAAGAGTATGCAGAACTTCCTGATCCAGGGTTTTTGGATTCAGTTAGTGAGTCAGAAAGTGGTGCAAAACGTCTATTAATAGGAGAAATTGAAGAAGATCTTAAAGACCTACAAGAGCTTCTTAACGATCTAGGAGAAGCAGATATAATCACCATTCCAGAAATACCACAAATTGATTTAACTGCGTGGCATGACGTTAAAGGCATAATTGGAACGGTAACTGATACTGATGATCTTGATAATTTCATATCGGTACTCAACACACAATTAGAACCATCATTTGTAAATATACAATCATCAACCGCGCATTGGATTCAGCTAAATCAGAAATGGCATGACGCTCTTATGGGAATGTTGGATATAGACGTTACTCCTGTTAGTGAGGGTATAAGAAAAGTAGGAGCAGAAGCAGATAGTGCCGCTAATAAACTAAAATCACTTCTTGATAAATTAGAAAAACTAAAAGATAAAAGAATTCAAATAATTATTTCTTTACAACAAGAAGTAGCAGAATTGATTGATCCAAGTGAGGCTGGTATTGCCGAAGCTCAACAATCTGCAAAAGTTTTTAAAGACTTACAAAAAGAAGAAATAAAGGTCATAAATGATCTGCTTAAACTTGGAAAGGTATCTTCAAAAAGAAGGGTAGAGGTCTACAGGGACGGTCGGTTAGCAATGAAGCTAATTGCTGCGGCTTTTAATCAAAAAATGATTAATTTAGCAAAAGCAAAAGAGAAAGAAATATTAGAAATAGAACAAGACGCAAGCGATAAAGTTGTCGATATTTTAAGAAATAAAGCAGATCGAGAACTACAAATATCAGAAGATAAACATAAAAAGGAATTATCTGGTCTACTTGAAGCTATTACGCAAGAGGAAAAACAAGCTTTAGAGAGCTTTAAAAAATTAAAATCTAGGTCATCACAACTCTTTGATTCAATAGGGATGCCACCTCCTAAATCAGATTGGGGGGAAGCGGTTAGGAAAAGTCTTCGCAAAACAGGAAAAGTAACTAAAGAACAACAATCTTTACTTGATGCTCATGCCAAAAAATGGAGCGAACTTTCGGAAGAAGAGAGAGAAAATGCAAAGGCATTGACAGAAGTAGATTTGGCGGCAGATGAAACTGCAAAAGCATTGCGTGATGCACTAACAGCAGCGGGTCCAGCTAAATTAACAGAGGAAGTTCAAGAACTATCAGAAGCGTGGAAGAACGCTAGTATTGAAGAACGAGCATTTGCAGAAGAAGTAGCCAAAGGTGTTGAGTGGAGTCCACCTAATGTAGATGACTTATCAATAGCTGATGGTTCATTTGTAGTGGAAATGCCTGAAATGAACACCGACGAATTTACTGCTAAATTTGGAGGCTTTGTAAACGAAGCAACTCAGAATCATGCAAGATTTGTAGATACGATTAATAAAACTGGTTTTAATGAGGCAGAGTATACACTTAACAATTATGTCAACAACTTTATTACAGCGCAAAAATTACTAGAAGGAAAATTTGAAACTAAAGCAATAGCCGTTGACAGTGAAGCCTATACTACAGCAAATCAAGCCTTAAATGACTATGTAGGTAAACATACAGCAGCAAAACAAACAATAGACGCTAGAGAACTCAAATCTACACAATTACTAATGTCTGAGGAAGGCATTAAACAACATCACCAACAAAAAGCGGGTGAGGCTACACTAGAACATGACAAACGCATGGGGGAAGAAAAAGTAAGAATAAATAGAGGAACAACAGTTGAACTCAACGGGATTATAGATGAAAGGATTGAGAAATTAACAACCTCCGCTGGACAAGAACAAGCTGCATTAACACAACTAGTAGACTGGAAAGACAACCAATTTGATCACCTAAATGACATTATCAAAGCCGCAGAAGACCATGGAATAGATATAACTGCGAAAGCTGCACAAGCAAAACTACTCATTGAACAACAGTATGCTGCCGAACGCACAGCCATAGTTGGTAAAATGTATGCCGATCTAGGCATAGCAGAAACAGAAGGTGGCGCACAATTTGTACAGGGGCTTCAAGATAGCCAAGATAAACTAATAGGAATCTTAAAAGGTTCTGGTGCTTTAAGCGTACTAGCAGGAATGGGCATAGCTCTTTTCGTTGCTTTGAAGAAAAACCAAACAGAACTAATTAATTCTGAAATGGACTTTTACGAAGAACGGATAAAAATCCAACTGGACTATAATAGAAGAAAAAATGATATTGCAAAGATGTTTCCAGACGGAGGTGCAGATTTTGATAAACTAATGGAGCAAACTGAAAGACTAAGAACATTAGGAGAAGCACAAGCAGAAAACGATAAAGCAAAAATGCTGACCGATACGCGCTTTTATAAACTTACTATGAAAGCACTTGGGGCATATATAAAAGCATGGAAAGGTGGAATAGGTAAGATTTTTGAGGGCTTTAAATTCCTGGCAAAACCGCTTGAAGGTGCGCTTAGTGGGATGATAGGCGCAGCTAAAGATAAATTTCCTAAGTTAGCAGGAATAATCGGAAACGTCAAAGAACGTGTTGGAGAATCAGTAGGAAAGATAGCTGGAAAATTTGGTGAACTAGGACCGAAAATTGCTGCAACACTAGGAAAGATAAGCGTAAAAGGCTTTATGGTTGTTCTTGGAGCAATGGTAGGAGCAGCGGGAGCAGCGTTTAAAGGTATTGCTTCTGCTGCATCTATGGTTGGAAAAGCCATTATGAAAATAGCAGAGATGACAAATCAAGCTATTTCGTTTATGACAGGTGGATTTAGTTTAAATCTTTTAGATATGATGCAAGGTGGTGCAAACGCTATTCTGGAAGACTCTGAAAATGCAGCAGCAAGACTTAAAGAATTGGATGATGAACTTGCGGCTGGAACAATAACACAAGGAGAATATGATGAAGCAAGAGCCGAGGGAGTAGGAACCGCGAACCCAGAAGCAGCAGCAACACAGTTCGTTGATGATGCAGTAAATAAAGCTCTAAAATTTGTAGACGCTATCGTCACCGCTGCACCTATAGTTGTTCAAAGACTTATAGATAAGTTGCCAGAACTTCTAAGTGCTATTGTTGCTGGAATTCCAGTGGTTCTAACAGCGTTATTACAGGGAATTGGTCCCGTCATAACAAGTGTTGTGAACATGCTTATTGCTCTAATTCCAGAACTTGTAAACGTTATCGTTACTGAATTACCTAATCTTGTAACTACCTTAATATTCTTAATTACAGATAAATTACCTGATATTATTGACGCATTAGTGACAGGTTTAACTAGTATCTTCGATACATTATTTGCACCGCTATCAGGCGAAAATATAGATGATTTAAAAGCCGCACTTGCCGAGGGAAAGATAAGCGAAGAAGAATTTGCAAAACAGTCTCAAACTCTATTTGATACGCTAGTTGAAGCTATAGTTGCAGGGGCTTTGAAAATTATAGAAGGAATAGGTGATCTTGTAGTTCATCTTGTGAAAGCTGTTCCAGGTATTGTTCAAAGTATTGTGACAGCTTTACCAGAGCTTATTGAGGGACTATTAGCAGGTGCAAATAAGCTAATAGAAGCTGTTTTACAAGCACTACCAGATCTACTAATGTTCATTCTGATGGCATTACCAGGGTTGATTCTGGTTCTTCTGAAAGGAGTTCTGGATCTTATTGTAATTATTGCCAAAGAAGTACCTATGCTTGTTGCAAAAATTATTGAAGCTTTACCAGATCTTATTGAAGAAATATTAGCTATGGCTGTTTTGTTAATAGTAGCCATTATTGAAGCCGTTCCGCAAGTTGTCCTGGCATTAATATCGACATTACCAGCATTAATTAAAGCTTTAGTTACACTAGTACCAGATGTTATACAAGTATTGATAATGCACCTTCTAACAGCTATACCAACTATTGTTGCAGTATTGATTACTGATATTTTGTTTAAGTTACCAGAGATAGTTTACGAATTAATAGCAGGTATTATAGAAGGGATCGGTGGTGCCCTCGAAGGGGTAGTAGAGAGCATAAGAGAGGTATGGACTTTAGATGGCGAATTTTGGGAGCCCTTGCGTAAAATGTGGGATGACGTAATCGAAAGAATTAAAGACGCACTACCTGGGGGTTTCCAAGATACACCTGATGAAGAGCTAACTGATTCCCAAGTATACTTCAAAAAGATGGGTCGGTTTATAGGTGATACTTGGAACGAACTAACGTCGGGAGGTGATGCAGAAACAGAAACGTGGGGAGATACCCCTGGACCTATTCTCGCTGGCACAGATGGTCTTGCTGCTAGGTTCCAAGCTGGTGACTATGTAATAGCCGCACAAGAGCCGTTAAACGTAGCATCACAAGCACTTGAACTCCTTGGCAGGAGTACACATGGTGCATTACGTGGGGCTGTTGCTACAGCAATTACTCCGCTAGTTAGCCCTATTGCTTCTACTGATTCTGCTACACGCACACAAAATCTGAATATTGCGGTAATCGCTGAAGGACGGGTTTTAGATGACATACAAGTTCGGGCTATTAATAGTGGAAAAGCACCAAAAATGAAAAGAAAGCTTAGAGCAGCGTCAGGAGTAATTGTTGGATTCAATAGAGGCAAATATAATAACTATTAATTAGAGACTTCAAATGGCTGAATTTCCCACTCAATTTGTAATTGTAAATGATCCGAATTTTAAAGAAGCTACTGTAACACCAGCTACAGCTTCAGTTGATAATATTAAATCAAAGAAAACTGGACCCGCTGTTGGAGCAGTATCTAATGTTGGTGATTCCTCTTTGTTTCTAACAGGAACACCAACAACAAATAGCACTTATGAATTTAAGATTCAAAAAAGTCAAGATGCTACACAACAAGGAAGCTTTATTTGGAAAAAATCATCAGAAAGCGATGAAAACTGGAAGGGAACACCAGACCTTAAACAAATGCATACTGTTCAAACAATAGAGGGGTGGCAGGGGGGTTGGATAAAGGAATTTACATACCCGCAAACAATATACTGTAAAAACACACAGAAAGAGATTTGTTACACAACAAAGAGAACTAGCTTCATTAGTGTGGTTTATAGAGATTACAAAAGAAATTCTGATTCTATTTCAAATCCTTGGACAACTCCAACTATTTCTATTGATGGAATAACTAGTTCTCCAGATGGTAAGATTTGGTATTCTTCTCTAAATTTAGAGGGCACACCTTGTCAAGTATCATCAGGTCGTCTTGCAAAGTATTTTGGTCTTGATTTTACTGTCTGTGCTTTAAAAAATGGAACTATTCTATTAGCTATCTCAACAGGTGGAGACATAAATATTTATTCTTCAACTGATGGATTAAATTTCACAACTATATGTAAAGGATTAGTATCTTCATCGTCTTTAACAGAAGTACAAATAAGTAGAATAGAAATGGTTTCTAGCGGCAATTATGTAAGTATTGCCATTGGAGCCCAAAAAACATTAATATTTGAAAACAATAGTATTGTGGGTAGTTTCCTACAGGAGATGGTAATTCCAAGTATTAAATCTTTTTTTAGTTCAAATCAGGGTGTTACTTGGTCATACCGAAAACAAAGTGAGAAGCTAGATATTGGTAAAATAGATGCTCCAAATTGGAGTGGCTTAAATCCTGGTGACATATATTGGAATACTGATTGTTGGTGTCTTGGCTCCTTAGATGACGAAGGAACCTTTATTCTTTGGAACCAAAGCACAACAAGCACTACTCCAAAATTGATCGGATTGGTAGCCTCTGGAGCGCAGCCATTTGAGTATGTTTATGGATTTGATCATCATAGTACATATATGTTAAAACCTGTCATTATAAACACTCCAGACAGAGTATATTTTATATCTAGTACATATTTTCCAAGAGATGAAAATATGCTTCCAGAAGCCTATCAAATCAATAATACATATGCTTCTTTAGTCAATTTTGAACTGTCTGTAGGATGGTTAGAAAAGGTAAAATTTACACTTGGTACAGATGTGGTAAACCTTAGCCCATCAGGAAGTGATTATGGATTTACTTCCTTCTCTGGGGGGGGGCACTTTGGTTTTACTGATTTAAATGGATACCCTAATCCTAATGGGGGTATTTCATTTACTGCTCTATTAAGAAATAGCTGGGGGGATACCCCATGTAGGTCTGGAGCCGTTCCAGTTCCACCTGTTTATTTTAGAATGGGAGGCTGGGAAACTAATCCTGTAAGAAGCTTAAATTATGCAAATACAGGAATTGAACAAGGACAAAACTATCTACAACAACAAAATTATATTAACACTCCTATTAAACTTTATGAAGTCGAATTCCAGCCATTTATGGGTCTTCCTACGGGGGGATACTACTCTAATGGTTTTCTTTATTCGTCTGAGGATAAATCTCCATGGAACATAGTAAGAGGCAACTCATCTGTTATTTGGAATCCAGCTTATATAGAAATAAGCGATAATACTACTGGAACCACCACAGGTGGCTTGCTCTATAACTACCTCTCTCTACATAGTTATTCTTCTCCTAGTTACCATTCTCCATATGACCCATCACTACCGGGTGCTGGAATTTCACAATATGAGTCAGATTTAGCAGCAGGTGGAATAACTAATTTTCATGTACCAGATTCAGGTAGAGATTGGGATACTGGCGCAAACGCTCCAGTAGTAGATGGAGGATGGGGGGGGCAAGGTATGGCTCTCCCAGAAGCAAATAAAGAGTTTCCAATACCATGTTGGGGATTTATACCAACAATGAATGGATCATCAGTTACATATAATGCTTTAAGTGATCGAGATAAGGTAAAACTTTCAAGATGGGGTAGTGGTTCTTGTTTAAGATTTATTGTTTCTGCTCAAAATTCAGCCTCGGATACTCATGGAACAGGGGTTACTCTATATGGTGAAAATAGCCCTATAGTGTGTGGAATATCTACTTATCTAGGTCAAAATCTATTGACCGGTGGAGTAGGGACTACAAGAGTATTAAATATAGAAGTCAGAGTAGGAACTCGTACTATTGATTTAATAGATGTAAGAAATCTTGCTGGTCCTACCAGAATCGGAAGAATTGATACTGGATCAGATACTGGTCTTTTATTAAAGGAATGGGAAATTAGGGTTGGTATCACCCCTTGGAGGTATTTAGGCACAACCTCTAATGAATCAAGTAATCCATATATTTCTATGATAGCTAAACAACTTGGAACAGATCAATGGTATTCAACTGGAGATGTATATAACGATACTGATATAAACATGGATTATCCAGCAACCCGTATTTTATTAAATCAAATGCTTTATTTTGGACACGACACAGTTGCCGCTAATGTTACCAATAAAAGCAGATGGAGTTTCGTTGGCATCCACGCAGGTAACGATTTAAATACCCTCTCTTATGTTTCCCCAGATCTTAATCCTGTTGCTAATTTAAAGTCGTATAGTCGTAATTTCGGAGGACCATTAAGCCCATTCCCTATTGGGATAGAGAAAAATCTAAGTACAGTATGGGGTGGATCAACAGGAGCAGTAGGTGATCAATTTAATATGGAAGTAGATCACAACTATGCTCTTACTAATATGCTTAAATTTAATAGTCCAAGAGTATTTTTTGAAAGTACCGATGCTAATAGTTTTACCGACTTTGAGTTTGTTGTTTCATCAAAAGAAAATACAGTTATGTATTTGAATCATTTTGCATCAACAAACTGTAGAGCTAAGAAGCTCGAATTCTCTTATAGTAATGATGGGATAACTTACTCATCTCCTGTAGATACCTTAGACTTTGGTACAATTATTACTGGATCTGTACAAGAAGTAAGGAACAATATTCTAAGAATTAGATGGGACGCAACAGATGCATACTATGGAACTCCTATTCATAAAATACTTAGGGATGGATTACTTACTTCCTCATCCAAAAGAAATTGGTATCTCTATAAAGACAGTGTAGGTAGTGTTGGAACTACTTGGGAACTAAAAGTAGCTTATGATATTGTTAGAGAATACAAAATTGGTCAAGTTAATAGAAGTGGAATCCTTCTGCATGAAAGTGATATAGAAATATCCACTAAAAACGCTGCTTCTTACTATCCAATATCAGCAGCAACTTGCTTAATTCCATCATATGCAGTTGGTTCCTCTATTAGAATTTACTCAGATAGAGGAATGAAAGAACTTGATACCTCTTTAACTCCAAGTCCTTTGGGGGCAAAGTATGTAAAAGTCGTTGCTACGCCATTTGAAAGAGCAGACAATAATTCAATAAGAATTGGAACTATGATTGGTGGAATTAAAAAAGAATTTAAGCCTCCTTTGAATTGGGATTGGAGCGATGTTGAAACACCAAATGAAGAACAAATGACCACAAGAAGCGGTATCAAATGGACTAATACACAAGGACCATCTTCAAGGGCTTTATCTCTAAAAATGGAAGGGGATTTAAGTGAACAATTTAGATATGGATTCAGAAAAACCCTAGACGGAATTACTCAATATTCTAAAAATCCAATGTTTATCTCTTTGGCACCAATGTCTACAATTGGAACAATCCCAAATAGAAGTCTTTATGAAGAAAATCTTTCATTAGTTCAATTTGATAGCTCAAGTGACTTTAAAAATCAAGGATGGAAATATAACGAAAACACTTCTGAATGGATTGCAATTGGAAATATGGGCTTTAAATTCTCGGAAATTGTATGAAACAAAAAAGCCAACTAGAAACATTAAGGGATTTATATTTCGTACAAGAAAAAAGCAAACAATCAATCACTGATTATTGGAAAAATGAATTCATTAACAATCCATATTTTGAAAATGTTTTTATAACTGTAGATTTGATTCTATCTACTGGAAGAGTTCTAAGATTAGCAGTAGATAGATTTTCTGTATCTAAGGGTACAGAAACAATTGGCTATCTTCCTTTTCTTGTAAATGAACCAGAAATAAGTTCTTCCTACACTTTTTTAAGTGGAGATGGGAGTCAACGATCTATTTCTATTGAAATAGACGGGAGGATAATAAAACCAATGTCGGCTTTACAAAGCGGAAGCTTTCTTGCTGGCATAGGGGAAATAAGTTTACAAAAAGCCGATGGAATTTATAATAATAGACTTGTTCTTATGAAAGGAGAAATGACGGGAGGAATTTCATTTGGAACAGATACAGAAAGAGTCTCTGTAACTTTATCAGATCCAATATTATCAAAAGATTTTAAAATTCCCAAATCAAATCACTACATATTAAAAGGTGATGATTTTCCAGACCTGCCAGAAGACCAAATGGGGGAAAAATTCCCACTAATAATAGGGAGATATGAAGGAGGTGTTCCGTGTATACGGATCACCGCAAACAGATACGGACCACAATTCCTTGTTGGATATGGGTGGCAAATCCAAGTTACGGGAGTTGTTCTTGACGGAAGAGATATTCCATCAGACGATATAGAAAGAGGCTGGGAGATAAAAACAGCTACTACGCCAAGTGGTATTCCGTATACTTATATAGATTTTGTTTACCCAAATTCAATGACTACACCTGAATGGACTCAGCCAAATATAGACAATGCCGAAGTTTATGAATTCCAATGGGTAGATAATGCACATGTCTATGCCATAGTAGGTGAAAGATCTGTATTTGCTGTGTCAGACAATGAAACCATGATGGAACAAATAAAGTTTTTCATAACTAATTATAGTGGATTTGGAATAGATGGTTTCGATATACCATCGTACAATAGAGCTATAATTAAAGACCCAGGATTAAAAATACAAACACTTATAAATGGCTCTACTTCAATAGATAGCACTACAGTATTAGAATATATACAGTCAACTATTAGTGACTCATTCCCTATGGTATCCCTAATCTATACTGGAATTGGAATTGGAGTAATTTACACAGATAGAAGAAACACCACTGTTTATCAAAGCTTTATAAAAGGACAAAAAGGAATAATAGACAGGGCTTCACAGTTTGCAGAAACATCAACAGAAGAGGTTTTTAATTCATTTGTCCTAAAATACGCATACGATACAGCAAACGATGTTTATACAAAAATGATCACTGCAGATTATACTAATAATAAATTGTGTGAAATATCCGCAGCTAGATTAGGCCATAGAGAGTATGGTTTATTAGAATCAGTAACTATATTTGATGACAGAACAGCTATCTATATCGTGAATTGGCTTGCTGCCCATATTTCTCTCCCAAGGTATATTGTTCAATATACCGTTGCTCCAGATTTGTTCTTATATTTAAGTGTTGGGGATAATATAAAAATAACAGACGAAGAAATGGGATTAGAAGGAATTACTTCAACAATAACAGAAATCATCTACAATAAAAAAGAAATGATAATCACTGTAGATATGTGGATTATTCAAGATAAATTAGAAAAATTATCAGTTATTACATGAGTTTATTATGGCAGTATATGGTAAATTGAGTATAAATAGACTTTCTTACGATGAATCAGGAACTATTACTGTTTTATACAGCGAGTTAAATACTGCTTATGACACAGTAGCGGTAAATATAATAGGAGCAATACCTTCTGACGAAAGAGCATATTACGACTCAGTTAATCATAGTTGGTATTATATCGAAGATCACATGATTTTAAGGGAAACAGATTGTGTCTCATCCCAAATCAAATCCCTAAACGATATACCAGCTTCAGGAATAGCACTCCTTAGAAGATGGCTTAGTTTCATCGGATCACAAGTAGGTATTTCCCAAGAGTCCGAATTTGGGGATGACTTAATAACGGGAAACTGGAATTATGACATTACAGGTACAGGAGGTTCTAGTAATGTTTATGTTGACCAAGGTTCCGGTATCCAAAGAGAAGAAGGATTAACACCAAGTCGAGATGTTACGCTCATCGTCCCTTCTGGTGTTACACCAGATGTACTAGGAACAATTGAATCTAATTGGCAATTAGAATTAACCCCAGAAAGACCAGGAAGAAATATAGTTCTAGAAAAAGCATGGACTTGGGAGTGGATAAGTCGACCTGTTTCAGAATATAGACAACAAACCACTACAGAATTTCTAACAACAGCCCGTATCCCTTATCCATTGGGAGAAACGCAGAATATATACTCAAATAATTATTTAAAATTAGAACGGGTATATGCAAATGTAGCGGAAACATACTCTAGAGTTATTGACAGAGTGCCAGGAATAGCTTTACTATCACAAGAAAGAGGTAAAGTACTTGATAACAATACAATCAAAATTCTCGCTTTATCAAAAAACATGAACCTTGCTGCTTCTGTAACTCAATACCGTCTTGGAGAAGAGATGGTTTTATCAAATACAAATGAACAAAAGAATGAAGCTGTTCGAGAACAACGATCAAATTCAAATCTTACTTGGAAGGAAATTCCAACCAATGTCTCTGCAACTAGAATGATAAGCGTAAACGACTCCTTTTCTGGAAACCCTATGTTTACACAAGGAGACGGTGGCAAAAGCGGAATAACTGTCAAACGAATTGCTGGAATTTCTACAGATGGAATTGCTGGAAACTCAACTACGGATTTTCAAGCAGAACAATTAATTGCCCATATGACAGAATTTATATCAAGCTCTGGTGAAACAAGGTTAAAGACAAAAAAATCAAACTTAGATATTGGATCGGTAAAATTATACAATACATCTAAAAGAGTTAAATCTAATGTATTTGCAAAAATTTCAATATCTTCTGATGTTTCTATAATTACAACAACATTCTTAACAGAAAATAATATTTTAATAGGAAAACAAAAAACAGGTTGTCTTGGGGTAGAGTCATTTGATGATTTTGGATACAACGGATGGTATGCTGGAAAAAAATCTATTATGTTTACCGAAAACATAAACGAAGACGTTGGATACAATGGATGGGACAAAGGAACAGGATTTACTTCTGGAAAGAACGAAACATTTGATCAAGGTTGGACAGCAGGGTTTAGCCCATACTCTAGAGTAGGAGAATCGGTTGTATTTGCAGAAGACCTTAGTTCTCAAACAGGTGGCTCTAAAGTTGTCTTTTCTACAACCTATACATATGTAAGGGGTACTTTACAATGTGCTTGGAACGGACAGGAACAAGTAAAAGGTGTCACTTTTACAGAAACAAGCCAGAAAACCTTTACTACTTCATTCGTACCTGGAGCCTCAGATTATCTAACTGTACAGTATGACAGATTCTACGGGACACAACCGCTAGAAGGCTTCGCAAAAACTGCCGAACAACAATTTAATTCTATGATCGAAACAAAGATCGCTGGATTCGGAAACACATAAAGCAATTTACTTGTCAAAAACAAGCTTAAAACATAAAAAACTCCAAACAAGATATTTTCCACTCCAGATACGGATAGCTGGTTTTCATCTGACAATTACCTGTATATAATAAGATGAAATAATTATCAATGAAGCGAAATCTTACGGGGAATTCTTATTATGCCTATTCAGTTTACTACAACTCAGATCAAAGACGCGGCTATTACAGCAGCAAAGATTGATACATCTGGTACTTTTACCTTTACATCTGGAATTGTTGAGGTTGCAGACATTACTTCTGGATCTGGAGCGAATTATGCTGCACCAAAATCATATGTAGACAGTGTTGCAAATGGGCTGTTTTGGAAAGATGCGGTATCAGCGTCATCCGAAGCAAATATTGTAGGAACTTATACCAATGGGGTTCTTGGAGTAGGGGCCGCGCTCGCTCTCACTGGTGCTGGTGCTTTGGTCTTGGATGATATTACGGTAACTGCTGGACAACGAGTTCTGGTCAAAGACCAAACAACTTCGTTTCAGAACGGGATCTATACCCTCTCAACAGATGGATCTGCTCTTGGAGCCTCTGGTACTATTACCATGATTGCTCCTAACACTATGACAGCAGGAGTGAAAGGTAAATATACAGCCACAGTAGTGACCTTTGGCAGCATCACAGGGGCAGTAGCTCCAGCAGGAACAATAACAGTCGCTAACTCAAATAATATCCAAGCTAGTGATACGATACGAGTCATAATCCAAGGTGGAGGAAATGTAGATTTTGTCGAAGGAAGCGGTGGTGGACAATGGGCAAAAGTAACAGATAATAACAATCAGACTGCGAACAATATTGCCTCTATAATTAACACTAACGTAAATTTTGCCGCAGTAGCAGTTGGGGCTGTGGTCACAGTTACCTACCCTTCCAAGGGAACGACGGGAAATGCTAATGCCATCACCCAAAGTTCAGGGTCAGGTACGGGACTGACTTTCGGTGCCTTCGCTGGTGGGGTAATCGGTCATACCTTGACAATCGACAATAAGAGCGATGTGGCTAAGGTCTTCACCTTCGTCCCTAACGGTACGAGTCCTGGTTCATTTGAAATACAAAAAGGAATCGATAACAATGGGACTGCTGCAAATATGGCGCGAGATATTGCCCTACAAGTAGACTTCCAAACAAGTGGTACTGGTGCCGTAAGAGATATTTGGGCTTCTACGACGGGGCCTCCGACAGGTACTCCATCTATAGCGACTACTTCTACGGGGAATATAACATTCTCCTCTGCTAATATGACAACAGGTACAGTTGGCGATGTAATTACGATCCAAAATGCGGGTGGAGCAAGTAGTGTCTTCTCTGCTGTTGCGAGTGTTCCAGGTGCAGATGGAGATCAGTTCAATGCTGGAGCAGGGACCAACGCAGCAGGTTCCGCATCATCATTATCGACCCGTATTAATGCGAATAGTAACTTTTCAGCTTCGGTAAATGGTGCTGCTCCGACTTCTCTAACTGTTACCCAAGCAGTGACGGGAACAACAGGTAACGGTAGAACTATTACTTCCGCTATTCCTGTTGGGGAAGCAACATTTGTCAACTTCGCTAATGGACAGGTTGCAGGGAATGGAACGCTGACACGTTCAACTGATATGGATGTTGCGATTGAGTTTCCTTCTGCTGCCGTATTTGTCAAAGCAGGAACTGATCTTGGCGATACGGGTTGGGTCTGTACTAACGATAGTGATCCAGTGATCGGAACCACAGCTATTGCTTTTGTGCAGGTTACAGGAGCAGGTCATCTTACTGCTGGAAATGGTATCTCTATCGCTGGAAACACTGTCTCTGTTAATTTAGATGGCGATTCATTACTTGTTGGTGTTGGTGGTCTGAAGATCAATGTTAATGGTGTTGATACAAACGAACTTGCTGCTGATGCCGTTGAGATCGAACAAGCAGGGTGGAGATGGAAGAGTAAAGTCGCAGTAGTCGGTGATACAATAACCAACTCAATAGCGGTTGATGCTGATACCGATAATGCTGGATTTCAAGGACCAGAATCGGTTTTCGTTTTCCGAAATGGTCAGACCATGCTTCCCGATGCAGCAACAACCGCAGGAACAGGTACTCTTAGCGGTAAATACGGTGTCACAATTGCTTCTAATCGAATAACTGTTGTCTTTGATGGCTACCTTGGTAATGGGGATCAAATGGAAGTTCGTTATATGATATAGACTGAACACTATATAATTGAAACAAATTCCCTCTCTTGTTATTTTACAAGAGGGGGATTTTTATGTTTATATGCTATGTAAGGTTTGGAGAAGAAACAGTTCCACTTGTCTGTGAAGAGATAGAACAATCCTCTTTATTAGATAATCATATTGTTTTAAAAGGAACCAAAATGATAGAAGACAATTTCCTACCTATTTTAGATATTAAGGAAATGTCTATTCCTAAAGAACAAATAGAATACTATGTTTCTGGTGGATTAAAAAAAGAAAGCGAAGGACTCTTTGAAGCTTTAGAACGCTCTAGAAAGAGAAAACAACAAGAAACGAAAGAAAAAGGAAAAGTTGAAGAATTTATAGAAAAGAAAAAAGAAGTTTAAAAGCCACGCAAGAGAAACAAAAGATAGGGGGAACCACCCCCCTATCTAAACATCACAAAAAAGATCAACAGATCTATGGAACAAATTGTTTGTAATTACACGATAACATATAATTCATTTTCAAAAAAATATTTCGTGGCACCCACGTACATTTTTATTGTACATACCGTTTAAATAAAAAACATATTACATTCGCTATATATTTGTTATTAATGTACCTTCTCGTATTTCTTTATACATTCAATTAAGACCCCAACACTGGCTTGTACCCTGGTGTCATACAGCCATATCTTACACCACTCAGAATAACTTATCTCACAGTGTGTCGATAATGGGCATAAGTAAAGTTCTTGTTTTTTGAATTTAATACCCAAACATGGAGCTTTATTTATTTCAACAATTCCGCTATAGGTATCTTTTATGCGATGTACTATAAAATCAACTTCTTTCGGGAGTTTATAGTTTTCCAATAGCCAGGAAACCAAAATACTTTGCTCATCGAATTTCGTTAATATAGAAGAGGAATAAACACCACGCTGTAAAATGCAGTTAAAATTAAAGCTTTGTTCTATTATCTTTATCATTAGTTACGAAACTTTCTGTAGCAATCACACCATTATATTTATCAACAATATAACCAATTAAAACTTTCATAGGTTCATATCTGTGGTTTAAAGAAGTAAATTGCATTACCATGAAGGCATATCTTGATTGAAGGTAAAAATGATTGATAACTATAAAAGCGTATTGGCCGAAACCTGTTCCCGATTTCCATTGATCGGACAAGCTCTCATGTACCACAAAAATACAAGAGGGCAACCAATGATCTTTAAAGATATGCCATACCTCGCTCCTATGTATAGGGATATTCCAAACTTAGATAATGTTGCCATACGAAAAGCGGTACAAACAGGACTGTCTGAACTCTTTATATGCCTCACACTTTGGCATAGTGGATGGAAAGGCAAAATAGTCGCCTATATCTTACCTACATTCTCTGTTCGGGACCGTTTCGTCAATCAACGCATAAACAAAATAATAATGGGAACCAAGGAATATAGACAGCTAATTCCAAGAGGCAGGGATTTAGGAAACAACCGAATGAAAAGATTCGGTAGCGGTTCTATTCTGTTTCTAGGCTCTAATACAACCGGAGACTTCGTTGAATTCTCTGCCGATACAATCATCGTAGACGAAATAGACCAATGCGATTCCGATAACCTTGCTAAAGCTAAAGACAGAATTCGAGCATCGGAAGACCCGCGTATATATAGGCTCGGAAACCCCACTCTGCCAACTATAGGCATATCTAGAATATACATGGGCACAGACCAAAGAACATGGTTTACTAAATGCCCACATTGCAATTTTTGGCAAAACCTAGATTGGTTCCAAAATATTGTGCAGAAAAATGATTTGGGCGATTGGCTACCAAAAGACCCTTTTGCCAAAGATAAAGTAATACTCGGCAAAATCGACACGTTTAAAGAAAAGGTACAAGCAGTATGCGCTAAATGCGAAAGACCTTTTCAACGACAAGACCACGGAGAATGGGTCGCCAAATTCCCTTCAAAAGATACCGCTGGATACTCTATGTCTAGACTAGATATTCTCTCACAAAACTTGTCCGAACTTTACGTCGAATGGATTCTCGCACAAGGAAATACTAGCCGCATCTCTACTTTCTATACCTCGGTCCTAGGGATGCCGTTCGAGTACGCTGGGGCTAGAATAACTTCCGAAATGATCTATAACTGCCAAGGGAACTACAACCTAGACTATGGAGGAAGCGATGACTATAAAAACGAAATCATCTCAATGGGAGTTGATGTTGGCTCACTTCTTAATGTCACAGTATCTAAAACTATCGAAAAAGACGGGGAAGCCATTAGGCAAACTCTGCTCATTATGACCGTCCGTAAATTCTCCGAACTACAAGATATTATCTCTAGATTCCATGTGGACGTATGCGTAATCGACTCTATGCCTGAAACTAGAAAATCTCAGGAACTAAGAGATTGGGGAACATCTATCGGAATATACGTCTGGTTATGCCGATTCTATCCTACACCAAGAATAGGAAACCAAAAATACGGACGAAAACTTAACTGGAGAGATAGGGTAATCACAGTCGATAGAACGCAAATTATGGACGCTACTTTCGATGAAATTAGATACACCAAAAGAGAAATACCAAAAGACGTAAATACTATCCTCGGATACCACGAACAAATGAAAGCTCCCGTTAGAATTCTCGATGAACAAAAATCTAGAATAATATGGGCCGAAGGCTCGGCTGCTGACCACTTTAGATTCTCTGATGTATACGATAGAGCAGCATTCGATCTATGCTCTATGACAGGAACTTTCAGCAGTTTTTAACTTTCTGAAACAGAAGGGCGAACCAACACCCTCGGCAATCCCTCTTCACTCACTATATTACATACCTCTATCAAATCTGATCGCTCTAACTCTACTGTGATTGATGCATAACTACAACTACTACAACTACGATGACGTACTACAAAATCTTCCGTATACCAAGACAACAACTCCGTTATCATACTACGCAAATATAACCGAGATGTGTCTCCATTTGATGCCGTGTTTATTACATGCCATTTGTTTCCGCATTTTGGACATTTCATAGAATTTCCTCAATACAATATAACTAATTAACCCCATCATTGACACTACCGTAATTTTTACAGAAATAAAACGGAAGGTAAGAACATGGGCTATAAAAAAAAATTTATTCGGGGATAGGGGGGGGGGCAGGATCGGATCTGCCTTTGAGATCCGATCCTTTTGATCCAATTCTCACATGAATTTTTTGCCGTTATTCCATTCGGAATCCTTTGCTTGAACACATGCGATTAGCTTCTTTGCCTTTGCGTTCAAATTGCCATCAACGGAGAATTGAGAGGAGGCGATCATAATAGCTAACATTTCATCATCGGATATCTCACATATCCAATATCCCACGAACGGAATCACAAAGATAACGAGCCCATTCGCTAACAGGCTTTGTCCTGTAGCATAAGAGAAGCCGCAATCCGTTGCTCCGTGCTTGAAAAAGCTTGACGTATGGCCAGCACGATGTGAGGGACATCCAACGTCACAAAGCAATTTTCCTGTATCCTTTTTGTGATCTGCTATCATTTTTGGGGAAGGGAAATAAATGTCTTTTTGTTCTATCTCTGTTTTCCCTTGGATCATATGTCCACATGGCTTTTTCCCCATGGATTGGCCAACACGATCAGCGGCCATGATAGCGTCAAGCATAGCCGAAAATGTAACGACATTTCCCGTATGATCGCTATTCTCAAAAATGTAATTACGGCTATTCTTTTTCGTCTTTGAAGGCTTATATCCGTAATCAAAATCTGTGGAACGAACGAGAGCGTGGGCAAATGTTACATTTTTGAAATCTGCATATGTATTTTCCGATGCTCCTTTGATGAAATCGGCACGGAGATTCCAGCCTGTTGCTTTTTGTGTTTGTGCGTCTTTCTTTGTGATCTTCAATTCAAAAAGCACAGAGAGCATATCCGGACGATTCATTTTTCCAAATGACAAAGCCAGATCAGCATCTTGTTGTTGTGCGAGATTGTGAATAATCTTCTTTGTGATGCTACGTGTCTTCGTTGCTTTTTCGATTCCCATATTGAGAACATCTGAAAGGCTTATTTGATTTCCGTTTGACATTTTATTTTCCATTTTTGAAGCTACAGAACAGGATTGTTCT